GAGATAACATGTCGTTGTCTCATCCTGAGATAACATGTCGTTGTCTCATCCTGAGATAACATGTCGTTGTCTCATCCTGAGATAACATGTCGTTGTCTCATCCTGAGATAACATGTCGTTGTCTCATCCTGAGATAACTGTATACCTGAGAAACTCTGTTCTAGCAGAAGGGCTCAGACTGAAGGGAAGGAGGACTAATCTGCCATCTGTAGAAACCTGAAGAGATAGAGCGCGATTGTTGGGGTTGGAAAAGTAATCTCTAGGGTTTTCAGGAAGTGGACCTACAGAAGAAACGTGCACTAGTTGAGGAGGACTAGTCACGTTTTGCACCTGACCATCTACTATTCTACTTAGAGAGAGTTCAGGTACAAACCACCAAGTATAACCAGAGTTGGGTTCACAAGAGGCTTGTACTACAGAAGTTCCTGAAGTGGGAGAAAGACTAGAAGGAACCAAACATAGACCATTCTCTCTGTTTAAAATTCTAACATAAGGACCATTAGTGTTACCTGTGAGAGTTACAGGTAAGGCACGTGTTATGCGAAAGATTTTATTCTTGTTCAACCCTAAACAAGGTTGCAAGTTTAGATCAGGCTGAACTATGCATCTTTCGTTCAAGGACAAGGAAGCTAGAAAGCTTTGGTCAAACTGGGCACAAGGTTGCACGTTAGAGATACATCTGGCATAGAGGTAGACACTGTCTCCAAAGGCCACATTCTCTCCATTGGGACCAACACAGAAATCGTTCTCTCTCTGACAGGTTATGGTGGTCTTTTGTAGAAAACCTTGGTCTTCATCGTAACAATCGATGATAGAAGATAGAGGCTGTGGGGTAAGTTCATCTACTACAGCGGTCTGTTCGGTTATCTGTCCAGGAAAAGTATAGATGGCACATTTACCTCTATTACCGGATATTGGTTGAGGTTGAGTGAAACCAGACCTCCTTTGTACGGTTTGTAGAAACTCTGAGATCTCTGCATTGGTTATGGTTGTAGTAGAAGGAGGAAAGACAAAGATAACCAGAATCAAGACCAAGGCTAAAATAAATAAAAAGATGGCAAGCAAGAGTGGCACGTTCATATCTTTACCTTTAGAAATATAATTGCTCACTGAGCAATTATATATCGTGTGTTACACTTACAGGTTCTCCATCCACTTGTTCTCCCTCTCAATCTCTGCTCTCTCCTCATCGGTAAAGTCATCCTCCTTCTCATAATACTCCCTAAGTTGCTCCACAGTCATACCCTTGGTAAAGTCAGCCACATACTTGGCTCCCTCCTTCAAGAGATCATCCATATCAAAGTAGTCAGAGGCCATGAGAATGGCAAAAATGTCATGCTTCTCATAGCCAGGCCAGAACTTGTCTTCTTCCTTCTTGTTAATCCAGGCCAGAACATTCTTCAGAGGACCAGACTCCACAGTTACAGCAATCTCCTCGGATACTTCACCAGCACAATCCTCAGACATCTTGGCCAGAAGAGGAATCCTCTTAACCTCATCCTGGGTAAGAGTGAAAGAGACAGCGTCAGCGGTGATGATGTTAAGAGACATGATTTGTAAGAATTACCCTGATCTGCTTGTATCAATGTTAAGAAAGAGGATTTGTCTGTTCAAAGGTGTCTCTTTTTCTCTTGTATTCCTCAAAGGTTATTCCCAGAAACTTCAGACTCCATCTGTCAAAGAAGGCTTGGTGTTCCTTCTCCTCTTCTTCAGACCTAGGCTTGCATGGAGGATATTTGGAGAGTTCATCCTTGCCTTTCTGGGTGTTACACTGTAGTGTAAAGCCATGCTTTCCTGCCCAAATCTTGTGCTCGAATATTTCTATACGTTGCATATAGGGATTATAATTTATACCTGTATAAATTATAATTCTAGGGTTTGTTCCTTAGGGAGTTTGGCTAAAGTCTCCTTACAAGGGAGTTTGGCTAAAGTCTCCTTACAAGGGAGTTTGGCTAAAGTCTCCTTACAAGGGAGTTTGGCTAAAGTCTAGTTCCAAATCATACTCTTTGGCACACCACAGATCAAAGAAATAGGCCTCTTCAGATGTAAAGACGACAAAGTCTTCATCGGTGGAACAGAAACAAAGACCAGTACACATTATTATATTTGCAAGTTCTACAAATATAATATCAAACCTTACCTAGTAAGAAGGTCTTTCTTATTCCAAGAGCTCAGGATGATAGGGGCTGTTGTGAGAAAAGGGCTTACCAAAAGCAAAGAGCTCTTGCTCTTCTCTGATAAGCTTGACTAGAAGAGGATCTTGCAGGAGAAGCTTGTGGAAATGGGTGGCATTACCTCGGTGACGAAGGATGATCTCTCTGATCTGGGCCATGCTTAGAGTCTTGTCCGTAACGTTATCACCAATCCAGGCCTGAAGGAGACAGTCTACACGAACCTTTCTATCATCGGTAACTAGACCGTTCTGCTCAGCATAGACATAGATGATGGTTTCGATAAGAGGTACAGAACCCAAACCAGAAAGGACAAAGACGGGAAGTTGGGCCGAGTGTAGAGAGAGAACTAGGGACTCTACAAACTGCCTCAGGTGCCAATCACCGTAAAACATGTTGCCTTCATTCTTGATCTTAACATGCTCTAGCTTGATGACACCATCGGAAGAAACCTTTTCTAGACACTTGCACTGAGAAGGAGTTAGACCTACGGCATAAACCTTCCAAGTTCCCGTATACCAAGATCCCTCCTTACAAGGATACTCTCCAGGATAACGAACCAGCTTGAGCAGGTTCTCAGGAATCTCTGTATCCTTGACAATCATGACGTCACGGTTGATAGAGATCATGCCCTTCCCGTAGAAGAAGGCAAAGTAGCCATCATGGTTAAGATGAGGAAGGAGCTCGGTTAGAGTGAGTTCAGGAGCTAGAGGATCGAGGACAAAGAGAGCATAAACTAGATCAAGCTCACGCAAGAGATAGGCGTTGTGCTCGTAAACCTTGATAAAGATGTTATAAGCGGCCTTAAGATTGGGGAAATGCTCAACCACCTTTTCTACATCCAGAAAGACTGCCGAGGGTGAGGTTAGCACTTCTACCGACTCCATGATCTGGTCATCTAGAATTAGGGCCTCTGCAAGGTTAAGATAAGGCTTACCTAGACAGGTCTTGGGAATGTTTTCATAGAAACCGTCATGGTTACGATCCTTGTAATAAGTGCCTCTCTCCGAAACACAAAGATCATCCTTGAGAGCAACATGCTTGTAGTGCTGCTGCTTCTTCAGAGCACAAGGTGAGAGAGGTCTCTCGTAGATCTTCTTCTGTGCACAAGGAGAAAGGGGTTTCTCACGGGGAGAAAGAGGTCTTTCATGAAGTTTCTTCAAAGCACAAGGAGAAAGGGGTTTCTCGCGGGGAGAAAGAGGTCTCTCTCGATAACCGGGGTTAGGATACTTGTCCTGCAACTTTGCCAGAGCACAAGGTGAGAGAGGTCTCTCGTAGATCTTCTTTTGTGCACAAGGAGAAACCGGCTTTTCATAGATCTTCTTCAAAGCGCAAGGAGAAAGGGGCCTCTCGTGAATCTTCTTCTCCCTACAGGGTGAGAGAGGTTTCTCGTAAGAAACCTTATCCTTGCTAAGATTAGACTTTAGCCAGATGTCATCCTCTTCTTCCTCGATAATAACCTTTTTCTTCTCGGCTACAACTTGTGTAGTTCGGTTTTCATTCTTCCACTGACTCATACCATCTTTCCACTGCTGGATCTGCTTCTCCCAATCCTGACCTTTGGATGAAAGCGGAACACCTTGAGTTTCAACTATGACCTCTTGCATGTTTTATAGGTTTTTTTTATTAAAATCTTTCTTTGGATTTTTGTACGAGTGAGAGAATCTTAGGGTATAAGAATCGGTATTCGGACTAGGAAGCACTCTTAAGCTTTTTATCATGAGCAGGGCATATTGCGCGTCTGACGTGTGGGGAGAAAAGGCAAGAAAGACTAGTTTCTTTTCTTTTTGCTCTTTTGTCTCAGACACAGTCTTAACTTGCAAGAGAGGATAATCGGGAAGAGAAGAAAAGAAAGAAGCCTGTTCTCTAATATCTTCAGGGTCGATAAAGGAAGGAAAGTTGCGACAACACAAAACACAAGCAGACTGGTCTTGGTTCAAAGTTGGCAGGTTGACAGGATAGAATCGTATGTTTTCAAACTCGACCAAAGGAGGAAGTTCTTCCCTTTCCACTTCTGTGTCAGCCCAGTCTCCCAAAGAGTCATCAGAGTCTTCCGAAGACTCTTTGTAGACAACTCTGTCTGATCCATCGGGATTCTTTCCTACAAAGGTGTGATACACTCGTTCATCCTTGACGTAAAGGAAGCCAAATTTAAGATACTCTTCTCCTCTGTGTACTCGATTGATACGATACTCTGAATTTTGCACATCGGGAACTTGAGAGATGCCTCTCTCAATCTCTGCACGCAGTTCCTCTTCACACAAGATGGAAGTAAAGTAGAGCGCGTTATACATACAAGACCTTTGTATTACAAAAGCATAGATTTAAAAGATAATTATATCTGTCCTAGGACAGATATAATTTACGGGAAGCAAGCTAGACCTTGATCAAGAAGGTCTTCTCTTGAGAGCGGAGGTGTGTAACTGGTAAGGTTAGATCTAACCCTTGGGTTTACAATGCAGGGAGTTGGTTTAGTACCAAAGGTTACTGTAATCTCTGGTACGAGAAGTTATCACAGGAACAAAGATAAACCAGCTATCTTCGCTCTCAGATAACCCTTTACCAAGAACATCTCCACTCTCGAGGTGAGAACAAACCAGTAATCACCCTCAGGTCAGAGCTAGCTCTGACCTTTGGTTAACTTTGTAGAGATGGTTCTCTTGAAAGCAAAGATAGCCAGGGTTTGGTAACAAAGGTTACCTTCTGTCTAGTTTAGTACCAAAGGTTCTCTTGAGAGCAAAGGTTACCTTCTGTCTAGTTTAGTACCAAAGGTTCTCTTGAGAGCAAAGATAACCAGGGCTAACTTTATAGAGATAGTTCTCTACAAAGTCGAGAAAGACAGGTTAGTTTGGTAGGACGGGTTACCATGAGAGAAGAAAATTGGTCGATAATGTAGAGGATGTTCTCAACAGGATAAAGGATAGATAGTTCTATTCTGGTGACTTGAGTTAGTTCAAGCCCGAAGGTTACCTTTGTTTGAACCTTCGGGTGTTGTTAGTTAGCCTTTGTAGAACTATTCTCTACAAAGTTATCCCATCTGAAACTGTGTTTTGTCAGACTTCGAAGGTTACTCCGGCCGTCTTTATTCTCGAAGTAACCCATCTGTAAAGTTAACCATGGATGTAAACTAGTTTACACCTTGCTCTCAAGGGCAACCTTTGTGCCAAACTAAACCAAAGGCTATCTTTGCTCTCAAGAGAACCATTGGTACCAGACTAACCATGGGTGTAAACTAGTTTACACCTTGCTCAAGAGAACCGTCTCTACAAAGTTAACCATTGGTACTAAACAACCTCTACCTTTGCTCTCAAGTTAACCATTGGTACTAAACTAATCAAGCTACTTTTACTTTGTAGAGAACCATCTCTACAAAGTTAACCAAAGGTCAGAGCTAGCTCTGACCAGAGGGTGTAAACTAGTTTACACTTTGCTCTCAAGGTAACCATTGGTACCAAACTAGTTCACACTTTGTTCAAGAGAACCGTTGGTACCAAACTACTTTTACTTTGTAAAGTCTGGAACTTCCAGACTTTACAAAGTTAACCAAGCCTACTCTTACCTCGATGGTACAGAACTAACCACATCTAGAGGCAAATGCATGATCCTTGGGCAATGTTCTTTCGATAGATGTTTATACTGTGGTTACCAATGTAGGAAAGCCAATTATCACGAAAGAGGTAGACTTTACCCGCATGTTGGTAATAGTAGAGAGAAACTTGCTCTCCTTCTCTTTCTACAAAGGGAGTTACCGACAAGGGGACCTGACAGACAATGTCATTCTCGTTTTGCACATTGTAGAAAGCAACTTTGTTTAGATAAGAGGAAAAGTTTACATTGCCCACTCGTGGAGAACCGTAAACATAGGTTACAGTTTTGTAGGTGGGACTTTCTCTCTTGTGGTTTTGGTAAAAGGTGGCTATAGTGGCCAGAGCTCCTCCTAGACTATGTCCGGCAATGTAAAGTTTATTAATGTCTAGTTCGGCCAGAGCTTGGTTAAGTTGCTTTTCTATAAAGGTGTAGGCGGTGAGAAAGCCACGATGGACTAGAATGGGAAAGGCAGGGCAACCACTCTTCCTTTCAGAGAGAGCAACCTGAGCATAATCTAGGTCCAAGGCAAACTCTTCCTCACCTACAGTTCCTCTAAAGATCAAGTAGGCAGTCTTTTTCCTACGGTAGAGAGCGGCAATCCGGTCTTCTCTTTCCGGGTTGAGAGAAAAGTAACTAAGCAGCTTTAGTCCGGGAGTCTCTTGAACCGGTTCCGACAGATAGGCCGCATTGTAAAGATTAGAAACCAACTCTAGTAGATAGGAGGACATCTCTGGAGAATACGATTTACCCTCTCTAGGAGGGTAAGAAGGAATATAAGTTAATTCACAGTCCACTCCGGGACAAGTACATATCTGCGTGTTTGAGTAAGCCTGAAGGAAACCAGAAGAGAGCAAGGGAGAGACATTAAACTGCATTTGTTGGGGAGAAGAATGTTTTCTTTGAACTTGAGACTGAGAGTTTGTTTCCGGGCACAATGTCTGTCCCTAACTTGTTAGAGTTGAGTTTTAGAAAGCTGTACGCTTCTTGTCCTGAAGATGCTTTGCAACTTGTTACCATGGGTCTTGATTTGCCTTGGCGTTTGATTTGTGATGAAGAGTTCTTTGATCTTGGTCTACAGAGAGGTCTGAGCGAAAGGAAACGCTTTGTAGAGATTCTCTCATACAAGGTATTCACCGATCTGGCCTGTCCTCTTCTTTACGACCAAGACACCTTGCAACTAGAAAAGTTTAGGATAGAGGAAGAGCTTGACCAGCTTCCTGTTTCCTTTCAACATAATGTTGCTTTCTACAGAAACAACTTTGTTCTGGGTTGGAGAACCTTTCCCTTCAAGAGCATAGTGCACCACTTTCTACCCTGGGCCGGAGTAGATGAGCTACTTAAGGACCCTGTTTTAGTAAGCTCTTACAACAGCAACGCAAACTATGCCAGTTTTCTTTCTCTGTACAAACCCTCGCATTACCTTCTCTCTCAGTGTGACTTGTCTGACCTGCTCTCCGAAGGCCTATCTAATAAAGACCTTTGTAGAGTTTTAGAACTAAAGGTCATCTACAACAGAGAAGGTAAAGAAGCCCGAAACCTACTCTTGTCGCTTTGCGATAGCGATGGTTATCTACTACAAAAGGTTAATCAGGCCCTGTTAGTTCACCTGGTTGGTGTGATAGATAGAAAGAGCATCTCTGATATGAGTGCTCTAGCCTTCTCCTGCCACTACAAGTTTCTAAGAAAGATTCCCGAGAATATTTCCAGGATAGACCTCTTTCTCAACGCCTTTGAAGGTTGGATGCACCACAGGAGGCTAGAAGACTTTTACTACACTACTAGAACTATACTTGTAAAAAAGATTGGTAGAGAAGACACAATCAAGCTATGCCAGTTCTCTCGTTCTCTACCTGTAGACATTGTAAACTACATCCTAGGTTTAGTGACAGAGAAGACCTTTTTCCTCAAGGGCATTCTTAGAAACAACAAAGGCTACCTGGGAACAATTCGCTTCTGTGAAATAAAACTACAAGAGATAGAAGCAACAACCCCAAGCTTGCCTCCTATGGTGTAAAGGTGCTCCCGTAGAGAAGACCATTAATATATTTCTCGGTCGAGAAATATATTAAGTCCGATATGCATCAGACTTGCATCAAGTCCTGTATAGCCTTGACAAAGAGATAGTTTCCAATTTGGCCTCTAATAGAGGCTGCGTGCACTGCATCGTGATATCTTCTACTCTTGGCTACCAACAAGTAAAGATCGGTATTACCTGTTTGAGCAAGTGTAACTAGACCATCTCCACTCACACTATGTTTTATTCTTTGCAGGATAGAGTAGGCCGTGATTACATCTCTAGTAACTCTATACCGCTCTACAAAGTTTTCTAATTCGTACTCTACAGAAGGGTAGTCGATGTATAAGGCGAGAAAGAAATCTAGAATGTTCAGGTTGAAACTAGCGATGGCAGATTGCAATATGCTAGCATAGTCTTGGTCCAGTTCCTCGTCAGAGAGTAAAACATTCTTGAGCAGAGGAGGTAGTCTTCTCACGTGGACATGCTCTTGATTAGGATCGAATGGTCTCTCCACTACATAATCTTCTAGATTAAAGTTTCTAGGCAAGTTGGGGAAGCGAAGAATGAGAGCTCGGTTAACAAAGTCTACTCTACCACTGGTGATGGCAGACTCTACGAGTAGATCATCGTTCTGTCTTAACATCTCTTCAAAGGCAATCTCATCTCCTTGTTCTGTGCGAGCACTTCTGTAATCTTCATCCTCATAGTCTCCTCCTCCCTCAAGTAGAACAGGTACATAACTCTCTTCCTTGGCGTACTGCTTCTCTTGCCAGGTTAGTAACCCAGAAAAGTATTTCTCTGCTTTCTCGTCTGCTCTTCTTCTAGCCTCCATGTACAAATAAACCTTGTCACAGATTCGTAGACTGTCTGGAGAGAGAACATGATAGGTTGCAATCTCTAGATATCTCTTGTCTGTAGAAATTCTGCCTTGGGCCAAATCAAAGAAGGATGTAGGTGTAGAGAACTCTAGAAAACTCTTTTCTCTCCACACCTCTGTGTAAGCAAACTCTCCTCCAAACACGATTCTAAACTGTTGATTGTTAGCAAGTAGGTCTTGTATTTGCTCATAGGTGTAATTCTTAAGAATGCTGGCCTGAAGAGTTGGTGGTTCACCACCAAATTGTAAGGGAAGAGGATCTCTTCCTTGAAGGGAGAGAAACCTTCTCTCCTGGGGGGTTGATGGACCACCGACTTGCATACTAATATATTTCCTAGGTTGGGAAATATATTATCCTAGTTTGGTTTGCTCAGGGAGAGAACCTTGGTAAAGGTTAGGTTACCTCTTTGCTTCTTCATACACTGTGTGTATATTCTTTGCATGTTTATAAAATAGGCTCTTCTACTTAGCTTCTTGGCAACCAAGAGAAAGAGGTCTATGTTGCCCGTTTCAGATAGCATGATCAAACCCTCTTCATCAACCTTGCTTCCTATTCTTTGTAGAATAGAGTAGGCTACAACTACATTTCTATTCTGTCTGTATTCTTCTACAAAGTCCTCCATCCCAAATTTCATGTAAGGCTGTCCATCTCTGTACAGGGCTAGAAAGAAATCTAGAATGTTCAGGTTGAAACTAGCAATGGCACATTGTAAGATGTCATCCATGCCTTGGTTAAGATCATCACAAGAAAGCAATACACTCTCTAGTTGCTCAGGTAACCTACCTACATGAATGGTGTCCACATGAGGGTTAAATATTTTCTCTTCCACATAATCCTCTAGGTTAAAGTCTTTAGGAAGGCCATGTACAAAAAGAGAAAGGGCTCGGTTGACAAAGTCTACTCTACCACTGCTAATAGCAGACTCTAGAATAAGCTCATCGTTTCTCTTTATCATCTTGTTAAAAGCTCTCTCGTTGCCTATAGAGGCCAAGTAAGCTCTGTCTTCGGGATAGTCAAGATCTATATGTTGGTCATCATTGTAAGGAACTTGCACTCTTTGCGCACGCTCTTGTTCTTTTGCACTTAGCAGATGGGAAAAGTAAGATACAGAATGGTACTCTGAACCTCTCCTTCTGGCCTCCTTACACAAAGCCACTCTCTCATACGGACTATCCTCTTCTAGCAGGTAGTAAGATCTAATCTGTAGATATCTTTCTTTGGGTGAGAGAAGAGAACCTGTCAACTCAAAGAAGGAAGCAGGCAGTCCAAAGTCTAGGACACACTTTTCTTTCCATAGGTCCTCCTCTGGAAAGATAATAGCAAACTTTGCATTCTCTTGCAAGAGAGCTTGTAATTGCCTAGGAGTATACTTTTTAAGGATGCTGGCCTGAAGGGGAAGAGGATCTCTTCCTTGGAGGGTTGGTGGTCCACCAACTTGGAGGGAGAGAATGTTTCTCTCTTGTGAGAGAAGGGGTGTTCCTTCCCTAAGCATCTTGTAAAATACGTGTGCTTAGAGGATAAGGAGAACCGAGTTCTGCAAGTGTGCCAACTTCAGAAGCAGAGAGAAGAGGCAACAAACCAACCAATACTGGTATGTTGCCAAAGTTCTTTTGTACTATCTCTCTAACCAGACCAGAACCTTCTACTCGTGAAAGATAGTATAGTATAAAATCTAGGTTGCCTGAGGAAGAAAAAGCAGAGACCTGAAAGGAGTTTAGTTCTATTCTAGGTAGCAGAGAGTAAACCTGTATAACTTTTCTATGCACACTGTAACCAGAGAGAAGAGAGTAGACACATTCTGGGAAGAGGTTAGTTTGTTCAGGAGAAGGTGATATTCTCTCAGACAAAGGTGATACTCGTTCAGGAGAAGGTGATACTCGTTCGGGATAAAAGTAGGCCAGAAAGAAATCTACTAATTCAACCTCTGCACTAAAGCAAGCAGCTTGCATGTAGCCTCGAGCATAGTTTCTCTCTTCTCTGGTAGCAGTGTGAGGTAGAGGATCGCCCAAGGTATAACCTTGAGGTAGAGAAGTAAAACTAGGGATAAGTTGGTTAACCTGTTCTAGATTGCCACTCTCGATGACAGAAATAAAAAACTCTCGCCCTTGAAGTTTGTTAAATGCGTTTCTTGAGCTGCCTGAGGTTAGTCTGTGCAAGCCTTCTTGGTACAGATCCTCGTTAGCGTTCCCGTTCCTAATTAGAAAAAAGAGTTCTGTGGCAGAGAGCTGACTAGGTTCTTTCTCATAGAGGGCTAGTTGCTTTCGCACAGAGTAACCTGGAGAGTAGTTGGGGAAAAGCAAAGTCATGGCCTCAACCCAGGCCCGTATGTAAAAGGTTACGTCCATGTCGATAACTACCTGACCTACATACTCTCTAACTTGTGCTGTTAGTCTGGGGAAGAAGAACCTAACCATGGGAATAGAGTTTCTTCTGATGGCTTCCAGAAAGCCTGCTCCACTTTCATAGACACCTTCTATTACCCCTTCCTCTCTATACAAGACGACTCGAGAGTAGGGAGAGAGAACAAAGTAAGTGGCAATCTCGATATACCTCTGTGCTGCAGACGTGTCTGTGCTCTTGAGATCGAAAAAGGAAAAGGGTACTCCATAGTCTCTTTGAGCTAGTTCTTTCCACTCTTCTTCCGTGCAACCTCTTTCCACACAGTCTGAATAGAGCTTACCTTGCATGTTATTTATTATGTAGCACATAATAAATAATTCTTCCCGTGAGACTTACAACAAACCTATGATATACTCGATAACCTGTCTAGTTTGAGGAAAGGAAAAGGGTGTCTCGTTCAGCAGATCTGTCAAGGCAGCCTTGGGTCTCTCTTCTCCTTTCAGACAGTAGGGAAGGAGAGCAATGAAGAGAGGCAGGTTGCCTGGCAGATAAGAGAAGAGATCTAGGTCGCAAGAGCCGACCCTAGACATGTGTAGTAGGGCCAGGTCAAGATTGCCCATTTGCAAGATGCTAAAGGTTGCATCTCTTCTAGTCTGTATCCTTTGTAGAATAGAGTAGGCTTGCACAGGTTTACGATGCCTCTTGTAGCCCTGAAGTAAGGAGTTGTGTCCCGTGTTTGGTCTGTCCACGTTAAAGTAGGAACGAAAGAAATCTAGAATGCGTGGGTTGCAAGAGTAGATGGCTGCGTTGATGAGCTTGTTTGCAGGCAGAGGTTTAATATACAGAGGTAGGTAAAAGAGAGGAAACTCTGTACGTTTAGGATCAAAGCCCAGATCTGGAATGTGCTCTTCTATTCTGAAAGTAGAGGGTATGATACCTTCCAGTTCCAGTTGTCTGTTGAGCAGAGCAATGTTGCCCGTCTTAATTATAGTTATTAACAGACTATCATCCTCTTCTTGATAGTAGCTCTTCTCTGTCTCTATACCATAGATTAACCTAGTTGCCAGATGGCTAGTCTTGACGTCTAGAAGGTGATTTCTCACGTAGATCTTTTGCGAGGGAGAGAGAAGAGAAAAGAAATACTCTGTCATGCGATCATCCTTCCTCTCTACCGCTTCTATCAAGGCCCAAGTGCTTTCATAGATGCCTTCTATAGAGAGAGAAATTCCATCGTCCTCTAACGTGGCCTGTGAGAAAGGTTGCAAGGTAAAGTAAGTTGCCACCTCCACATACCTTTGGCTAGGAGAGGGAAGAAGAGACCTGTTCTTCAGAGCTAGATCAAAGAAAGCAAAGGGCACGTCAAACTCAACCAAGGCCTTGTTCTTCCAGATGTTTGTCTCGTCTGCCAAGTTGTCACACTCTAATGCTCCTCTAACTCGATTCTCTCTGTCTGCACAAATGTTATAGAGTTGTTGGTAAGGCAGGTTAGAAAGGATGATGTTCTGAAGCGAGTGCATTTAAAAAAGGTCTAATTTAAACATGAACATTTTCTCGCAAAGTTTTGTTGTTGAGGGCATGGAAGGTAGAGACATAAGCCGGGAGTATAGAGAACTAGAACTGCTAACCGAGGTAGAACTAACTCCAGACTCTAGAGTTAGAGTAGATGCAGAGGGAGAAGTGCTAGGCATCTATGAATCTTTCCGAGGAGTTAAGGAAGCTATCCTACGCAATGACCCACACATGGCTCTCTTCTTTCTTGCCCGTCTAAACCCTGTAGCTAGAGAAAGACTAATCTATGAGTTACAGTCAGGTAAGGTAGGTTATGTAAAGTATCATAGCCTAGCTCTACGTACTGTTCTAGAAGAGCTATCTCTTGCAAACAGGATTCCTCTCTTAGAGGTGGAGATAGAAGAGATTGCTTACGGTACTAGACCCTTTCTGGTCAAAGACTTTGCTTACCGAAAGACCTTGAATGAGCTTTACTATCTGGTTAGTTCTGGTAAAGAAGAAGCCCTAGAGCAGGCTTTGGCTGTGTTTAGAAAGACTACCAAAGCTAACCGTGAACTAGATGCGTCCTACCTGTTTTCTGCTGCCTTGAAATCTGCCAGAATAGACTTTGTAAACCGGGTAGTGGAGCAACTTTCTACTTACCTTCCTTACCCTAGAGTGGAAGAGTTGGTAACCGAGATTGGCTTTGTAGAGCAAAACTTTAGAAGGATGTCAGATTACATTCTGCACCAGGGGTCTGAACGAATGGTCAGGTCTTCACCTGACTTGCTTGCAAGTCACTCCTCATCTGAACATGAGATAGAGCTACGCTACTACTCTGACGCTCTCCGAGGAGGCAACCCTAGACTCTTTGTTTACATCTTTGCCCTTTCTGGTAGACAACCTTTGTACGATGCTTACGAGCTGGTACAAGGTTATTACACTAGAAGAAATCTTCTCGACCGTTACATCTGTGCCCAATTCTTTCCTCTGCGTGACTATGCCCTTCCTGCAACCTCTTCCATTGACCTGTACCGCATTCTTTCCCAAAAATTACCAGAGGTAGAAAGAAGAGACTATGCACTAAAGTTTGTCTCAGACAACCTAGGCAATGTAGATATTCTCTTTCACGTTCTTGACAGCTACCCTGAAGAGAAATATTACATAGAGCAGTTAATAAAAGACAAGTACCAAGGTTTGTATCCTCTGAGCGAGAGGATACTGGCTAATTATTAATTACTGGCAGATTATTAATGTTCCTCAAGGCTATGTTAGGTGTTCCCATCTGCAAGGATGAGAGAAGAGATTATATTTGTCTAGTTTGCGCTTTCGAGACTGATAAGCAATGTTACTTTATGGAGAAAGATGGTTTTGATGACATCTATGATCTTCTCTGTAGTGCGGTTGAGTTACACAAAGGTCAAGGCTGGAAGGTGGATTCTGATTACAGCATACGAGTTCTGGAGTTTCTCTACGATGATGCTCTGGTTGACCTAAGCACCTTGGGTTATCTGCGTTTAGCCTGAATAATAAACTGGCCTATCTAAACATGTCTTTCAAGGCCATTCTATCTGTACCAGTAGTTAGTCATGAAAAGAAGCGTGACCATGTAGACATAACTTGCACCTTTGACAGTGAAGGGCAATACCACTCGATGGCAGGTGAAAACTTTGTTTCCATTCATGACCTCATCTATAACATTGTACAAGCACGCAAGGGTAAAGGTTGGGAGTTGGACATAAGGTCTACAAGTTTATTAAAGAGTCCTGAACCTGAACTGGACCTAACTTCCATAGGCTCTTTCTAAAAATTTAGATACACTGTCGTGTATCTAAATTTTATCTTGAAGCAGGGCAACGAGGGTAATTTCCATGATGTCTATTTCCAAGAAGAGCAAGGTTGTAGACATTAAGGCGGCCATCTCTAGTTTGGGTTTCAAGGTTCCTAACCTGAAGAAGGATGACCTACTCTTGTTCTATGAGGGAGCCTTGAGGATGAAGGAAGAGAACATACAAGAGACCAAGATTAACAAGGACCTAGTTCTCGATTACACTCCTCTCTACATGAGAGAAGACGTGGACTACCAGACACACTTGCTAGAATATGGTTGGTGTGTGGTTCAGGTGGAAGACTTTCCTCTACAAGAGATTAAAGATGGTTTCTTTTCTTGGTTGGAGAGAGCTTGTCCTAGGTTCTCTTCTAGGGACAAAAGCACCTGGCTAAAGAAGAACATGCCTTACACTAGCCGGGGCATCTTCAAGCAATACATTGGACATAGCGAGTTTTGTTGGAGGATGAGGGAGAGTGTCTACCCTGTCTTTGCAAGCTTATGGGGAGAGGAAGATCTGTTAACCTCTTTCGATGGAGGTTGCTTTCTTACGGGAGAAAAGAACATAGATTATAAGAACTGGCTACATTGTGATCAGAGTAGAAAGGAAGAGGGTTTCGTTTGTATGCAAGGCATAGTTAACCTCTACGATAGTGGAGAAGAAGATGGAGGCACTCTACTCATGGAAGGGTCGCACAAGTGCTTTTCTACTTACCTGCTACAACACCCGACAGATGGTCTCTCTGCTTTCTTTCCTGTAGACCCTTTCTGTCCTACTCTCTCTTCTTGTCGTGTGGTAAAGCCCTGTCTGAAAGCAGGAGAACTGCTTTTGTTTGACTCGCGTGTCTTTCACTGCAACGTGGCTCCCAAGAGTGATCAACCTAGGATGTGTTTGTACGTTTCTATGACACCTAGAGCAGGTACCAACAAGAAAGAACTAGATAAGAGAGTACAAACCTACGAGAAGGGCAGGATGACCGGCCACTGGTGCTATGGTGATGGGTTTACAGTCTGTCCTGAACATGCACACTATATCTACTCCAAGGATCATCCTGTCCCAGAAGTAGAGATTGCACCTTGCAACACAGAACTTAGGAGAAGGTTGGTAGGTTACTAGAATATACTTAAAATATCTCATGCTACGTGATAACGTAACATGAAATCTACACGTGGATGCAAACCATGTCCTCTACCGTTAGCTTGTGCTGTGAACATACTACCAAGGTAGTTAAGATTGCTCGCAAGAATGGACAAGTGGTACAAGGTTGTGATGTTTACATTGGTAGAGCCTGCTATATGGGAGGTTGGCAGTTGCCTAAAAGTAAATGGGCTAACCCCTTCTCTGTAAAAGAATGTGGTAGTGCAGAGAAAGCAGTAGAGAAATTCGAAGAGTATCTCTTGTCTCGTGACGACCTAATGGAGGACATTGGTGAACTCAAGGGTAAGATTTTAGGTTGTTGGTGCAAGAAGAAAGGACACGAGGCTTGCCATGGAGACGTGCTCAAGAAGTATGCTGACCTAGCTTAGATTTTTATTAACCCAATGGGTTAATAAAAACTTTAACAACTAAAGACTACCTCGTTGATGATGTAGCCCGACTGGAAGAAGTAGGCATTCTTGGGACACTGAGGCATGTGCAGGATGATAGGCATACCTTGCTCTTCTAGGTAGGTTTCTAGTTCTTGTGGAGTGAGAACAGGGTTACCGTGCTCATCTTGCTCCATCATGATGCCTCGGTAGATGATGGCAGAACCCATCTCATCATACCAGTCTCTAAAGAAACTCTTGCTCTTGTCTACCAACTCAAAGATCTCTACAAAGGCTTCTCCGTCATCATCATCTCTATTCTGTGAAAGGTGGATATTAATATTAAGAGAAATGGGCTGACCACAGTAAGTGGCATTGTAACCTCTAAACACGGCAGGAGCTTTCCAAGGACCCATGGTTACTCGATCGAAATAAGCCTTTTGCACTTCGACCTTGTCTGAAGAGTCTACCACCAAAGCTACGTGATTGGTAACATTGGTAAAATACTTTTCTAGAGGAGCTAGACCTTTGGGTGGACAGAGAAGTTTGTTCTTGAGATTGTAGTGACCCTTACCGCACTTTAGTTGATGGCATTTCTTTCCCGGATTGGCCTGGACCGAGGTTAGGGCCAGATAGAGAAAAAGAATTGCTAGGAGAATCTTCATAATTTTTAAATCAAGGATAAATCTTTATGCAAAACAAGGTAAATCCTCGTGAACTTACCTCGATGAACAAACAACCTGCGAGGATTAACACTCTAGTTCAGCAGATTAGGGAGCATGAACACTACAAAACTAAACTGGATGAAGCCGAGGTTCTCATTGTAGAAAGTGCGTACGAGAGGATACAAAAGACAGGTAAGGCACAATCTTCTTTGAGAGAGTCTGCTTACATGATCAAGGAGCACAACTGGTACCTTAGGCAGCTGTGGAAGAAGGTGTACTCTCTAGAGTAATCTGGTAAGAAGGTTTTTATTAACCCTGAGGGTTAATAAAAAGGTATACTTATATCCTCGTCTAATAAAATGGACACTCTACCTGAAGAGATTCAAGAAAATATACTTTTGTCCTTGGTTGATCCTGATGATCTGTTTCGAGCCTGTTCCACTTCTAGAGAAAGTAGAAACATATGTTCCGGTTCTGTCTTTTGGAGAGAAAAGTTTGCCAGAGAAGGCCTGCCTCTGTTTCAAGAGGGGTATACCTTCACGGCCTGGATTGCCATTTATAAGAAAGCTTTCCGAGCTGCTCAAACGGCTGATAGATTAATAGACTCTGGGGAGAATATAGAAATTAGGATGTCTGAAATCTTTGACCTCAGACATCTAGGTTTTTATTTATACAAAGACATAAGAGAAATGTGGCAAGAAGAGAGAGAAGGAGATACTTCCGTGAGCTATGATTATATGGATGTCGAGGGTCAAGAGCATCAGGTTACCACACGTGATGATTACTATTTTGTCTTTACTCCTTCTTCTGGTATTTATGATATGACCATTGTTAACTACCAGATTGTCAATGATAACCAAGAAGAGACCATCTCTGAGATGCCTGTTCAGACACGTTTCGGACTAAATTTAATAACCAAAGACATGTGGACAGTTGTCTACAGAATGGCTTTCTTTGGTTACAACTTTTAAAATATGTAATCACAGATTACATATTTAATACTTGCGAGGATCTCTTACGGCACGAACTGCACGGCGATGAGCATCTTCTAGAGTGTCTACATCCAGGTGTACTTGAGCGTTAGTGTAGGGAATGTTACCTAGATAACAAGTATTGGGTCCAGAAGGAGGTTTGGCACAAGAACAGGAAGGAGAGGAGCAAGGGATATGCACGGCGACACGAGGTACACCAAGGTTCAAACAGAAGGACATGATTTTCGTTTCTCTGCACAACTCACTTACAACATGGACTTTTCTTTACAGGTGCAAGAAGAAATTCTACTCTTTCTCACTGAACCTAGGGATCTTTACAAGTATTATTCTGCTTGTAGACAGGACAGAGATATCTGTTCTAGTTCTGCTTTCTGGAGAGAAAGGTTTAGAAGAGAGAACCTACCTGTTTTGGAGCAAGGAGAGGACTTTTCTTCTTGGATGGAGATTTATATAAAGTCTCTCTTCTCTGCTAGGGTTGCAAACGAGAAGGTAAGTTCTAGCGTCGAGATAAACCTAAGCTTGGTTACCAAAGTAGAACACGTAGAGGTTAGAGGTCTAGAAGGGTTCATATGCGATTTATGGAAGAAATCAGACCCTAATCGTCCGAGAGAGATAGATGATCTCTTTGACAAGAATCGTTACCATCTGGTTTTGGAAGAGAAAGCAGGTTTGCTCAAGCTAGACATCGTGAACGAGACAACCTACTCTTACTCATCTTTGGAAGAGACGAGCGTAACATATAAAGTTGCTCTTCCCGAGGTCTTTCTAAGCAAAGGAGAGGTTTGGTTTACCGTCTAAGCTACTTTGGTTACTCTTTCTAAAATATGTAATCCTCGGATTACATATTTACTCCTGTGTGTACAAACTAGAGACATGAGTTTTGTTTGTTTCCGCAATCCTTGGAATTTTCTCGGTTAGGTAAAATGCAGAGACTGTTCTTGTCCATGACTGACCCAGAGGAACTAACCAATTCCTGTTACGCATCAGAGTATGGTAGAGAGATTTGCTCTGATGCAGAGTTTTGGGAGGAAAAGTTTACAAGAGAAGGGTTACTCTTGCTAGAAGAGGGAAGCGACATAGACTCTTGGTTAGAGATTTACAGAAAGAGCCAAGATGTAGCTCAGAAGACAAACGAGAAGATGGATAGATCTCGTGTAAGTATTGGCTTGGCCGAGGTAGAAGATCCAGATGTACTTTCACCCTTGTCCAAATCGGCTTTCCTTGTGCCTTTCTGGAAGAATAGAAACGGGCATAGGTATCGTCTAGACTTTACTCCATCTTATACCGCTGGTATACATTTGTATTCTTTGGTTGATCTTCCACAACAAGAACAAACTTTTATGGGAAGGACAGTTCTCAGGACAAGATATCTAGAACCAATCCTGAAAGGTACTGTCGTTAGATAAGCATGCGTTGCATGCTTATCTTACTGTCAAGACAAAAGATCTCTGGGCCATAGTGTACCGAAACATCTACACTAGAAAACCTTTTATAGAAGTTGACGGTTACATATTTCCTCTGCCTTGAAAGCTTTGGTTGCAACCATGTCAAGTTACTACGTGGTTTACGGTTGGAGGGAAGGCCACTTTGTAAGAATGTATGCCTGCCAGGCAGATTTTAATCCGGAAAAGACATACTATTGCATGGTGGACACGGTAGAAGAGATGCTAGAGTTTATGGATAGCATCGTGTCTATAGAGAAGAAGAGAAAGGTTAACACCTATGACCAATTCTTCAAGGTTGGTATTATAGAGAGAATGGAAGACTCGAGTGCTATTTACGGAAAGGAAAAGTATGAGATTTACTTTGACAGATGGGATAAAGTGGTTGACAAACGAGGTCTTGTGATGGAATTTATATCCCAGGCTAAACTTTCTCGGGTGCATCGCATAGATGAATACTGTCGTCGTTGCATAAAATGGTCACCACAACCTGAAGGCTTCCACCCCAAAGATTTCACCTTTCCGGAATTCTTTACAGATGATGATGCTCTGTGAGTGGAGGAGACACAATATATAATCTCTATAGAGATTATATATTAACCCATGATAAACATGCAAGATCTGCCCATAGAACTACAAGAAGAGGTCTTATTCTCCTTAAAGGAACCTGATGACTTGTTTCGAGTTTGTTCTTCTTCTAGAGGAAGCAGACAGATCTGTTCAGACAGGTTGTTCTGGAGAGAAAAGTTTAGACGTGAAAACCTTCCTCTGCTGGAAGAAGGTACGGATGCTGCTTCTTGGTTAAGAATCTATAGAAAGAGTCAACGAATCGCTCAAGACATAGATAAGAGACTAAACTCTGCTTCCATGATAGACATTTCCTTGGGAGAAATAAAAGATCCTGATCTGTTGTTACCTCTGAGTGAAGCGAACAGAGTTGTACCTTATTGGCAGAGTATGCAGAGAGTAAGCTTTGTAAACTTTCGTTTGCAGTTTAGGCCTGAGATTAGGGGAAAGTATGATTATGCTCTACTTAATAATTTTGCCTTTGGAGAATCGGGAAACTTAACTGCAATTGCAACTTCTATTAGACACTCGCTCACAGGAAGTGTCAACACTGAGGACCTGTGGTTTATCCTCTATAATATAGCATACTACCCTGTAGAAGATTAGCATACTAACCTGACAACGGTAAAGCAGAAACTCAAGGTGATATTCTCGATAAGGAGAGTTTCTAAAATATAGAACTTGGTAAGTTCTATATTTTCCCCATATGAAAATGCAAGAAGATCCTTCCTTCTGGAGAGAAAAGTTTAGAAGGGAAAACTTGCCCCTCTTGGAGGAAGGTAACAATTCTGCTGAATGGGAAGAGATCTATAGAAAAAGTCAGAGGGCTTCCAGAAAGGTAGACAAGAGTATGCTTTCTGGTAATCCGATAATAATTAGTTTAGCCTCTGTGGATGATCCGAAAATTTTACTTCCTCTGGGTAGAACAGAGGAAATTATGCGTTATTGGGAGATTATGCATAATTCTGCCCATATACAGAGAAGTGGTGACTACAGAACTATACATGGCTACACATTGGAATTCTTTCCAGGTACTGGAGTTAGCAGATACGAGTTGGTGGACAAATACAGAACAGAGACTCCTCAACGACTTCCCAGGGACTCTTATATGCCCAGAAGATACGTAATACCCACAAAAATAAAGATATTAGATGGGACTGTGAGCACAGAGGATCTTTGGTTCATCCTCTTCCAATTAGCCTATTTTAGAAGGTACATCCTCTAATCCTGAGATTATATATTTTAGTATCCGGAGGATTCTCTATCTAAGATAATAAGAGACATGTCTGTGACAACGATCAAGAATATATATGGAGTATACTTTGTCCCGGAAGACTAGAGGATTTTATCCAAATAATATATCATCGTCGATAATATATTATTCTACCATAGTAAAAACATGCAGCACCTACCTGGGGAGTTGCAAGAAGAGGTTCTCTTTTCCTTGAACAAACCCGATGACTTGTTTCGAGTTTGTTCCACTTCCAGAGGGAGTAGACAGGTATGTTCTAACCCTTCCTTCTGGAGAGAAAAGTTTAGACGAGAAAATCTACCTTTGGTTGAAGAAGGGAACGACTTTACCGAGTGGTGGAGAATTTACCAAAAGAGCCTGAAGACAGCTCAGGAGACGGACAATATTATAAACTCTGGCGATCGAATTTCTATCTCTCTCATTGAAGTTCCTGAACCAAGTATGCTAGGTCCTTTGGTAGAGGTTGCAGGCATTGAGCAGTTGTGGAAGAAAACGCATGAATCTACCAACGTGACCAGACTACCGGGAAGAGTGGAGATTCACAGATACTTTCTAAAGTTCTATACCAAACGTAACGAGAAGGGGTACATTTGGAACCTTATAGATAGTGTGTTTGTCATTCCTAAAAACCCGTATGAAGAGTCTCAATCTTATAATATAGGTGAGGGAAGTATTAGCATGGAAGATCTATGGTTTATAGTTTACCAACTGCGTTACTCGGGTAAAGACTTTTACTAAATGCATTGTATTTCTAGCACACTAAAAAATTATGGAGAATAAGCCTATAACCTTGTCTTCCTTCTGGAGGGAAAAGTTTAGAACCGACAATCTGCCTCTACTGGAGGAAGGAGAAGACTTTTATCACTGGTCAGAGTTGTATGATAGGTCTGTTCAAGCAGGTCAGGTTGCACATGAAAAGATAAACTCTGGACGGACAATACAGATTGCTCTCTCCAAGGTAGACAACCTAGATCTGCTCAAGGTTACAGATCTGGACCAAGACACCTGGGAAAGCATACAAGAAAACAACCTAGACAATTACCTGTCCATGCTACAAGAAGAGAAGACCATCATTCACGATTATTACCTGCTTCTTTCTCCTCGGGCCGAGTTCTATCTCTATGAGAAGATAGACAAGCAAGAAGAAATACATGACCAAGACATTAGAAAGCAAACTCTGTTCTTACCTAGTACAAAGATTGCCCTGAGCAAAGACGACGCTTGGTTCTTTGTCTACCGTCTAGCTTATCATGGCTACCCTTTCTAAGATATGTAATCTAGAAATTACATATCTCTTAAAATATGCAAGATCTGCCAAAAGAGTTACAGGAAGAAATCCTCTTCTCCTTGAGAGAGCCTGGAGATCTTTACCGAGCTTGTTCTGTATCTCGCGGCAACAGAAAGATATGTTCTAGTGCTTCCTTCTGGAGAGCAAAGTTTAGACGAGAGGGTTTACCTCTTCTCGAGGAAGAGAGTGCTTCCTTCAATCTACAACAGTGGTTAGAGTCTTACGAAAAGAGTTTGCAGTCTGCACAACTTGCTCATGAAGAACTTGCAGATCCTCGTGAAGATGGCATAAACTTGGCTGATGTTTATGATCTTTCTCTCCTTCCCGGTTTAGAAGATATTCTAGAAGAGGCCTGGGAAAAGGTTCACTCGGGTGAAAATGTCACACGTGTAGTAACCGGTGTAGATAACCGTGGAGAAGAGATATTCACCGAGACTACCGATGAGTATTTTATTTTCCTTCAGCCTAAAATTATTGCAGGAGAACGAGGTTACGGTTATGATATCATGCGAGAATCAACCATCGATGAGGGAGGTAGAACTCATGGTGACCTTGAAGAGATCGATACAGATGTATTCATGAGTAGAGAGGATGCCTGGAAAGTATACTTTGGTTTGTTTTACTTTGACTCTCTGGAAGGTTAAGTTTTATATAATCTCACGAGATTATATATCTTCTAAAACATGCAAGATCTACCTGTGGAACTGTCGTTAGTTTGAAACGCCTTGCGTTTCAACCTTACTGCAAGAAGAGATCCTCTTCTTGTTTAATCAAGTAACAGATCTAGCCAGAGTTTGTTCCTCTTCTCGACAAAGTAGACAGATCTGCTCTAGTGCTTCTTTCTGGAGGGAAAAGTTTAGACGAGAAGGTTTACCCTTGTTGGAGGAAGGAAGGAAGAAACTCTGAACAGTGGTTGAGAATATACGACAGATCTCTTCAAGCCGCTCAGATTGCCAATACAAAGATAAGTTCTGGTCAAGGGATAGAGATTGCTTTGTCCCAAGTTGTTAATGTAGACCTGGTTAAGGTTCCCCACTCAAACTTAGAAGACCTTTGGGAAGTTACACAAAAAGGCGGTGTAGAAAAGTATATAGGTTGGGTTGCGATGGTTATGCAAACAAAAATAACCGTTATTCACGATTATTACATTGTACTTTATCCTCAAGGCAATAAATACATGTACGGATAGACAAGCAGGAAAAAATAACCGAGTACGGCACTATACGACAGACCTTGGCTATACCAAATATAAAGATTGCCCTGAGTAAAGAGGATGCCTGGTTCATGATCTATCGTCTGGCCTACCATGGTTATCCTTTCTAAAAATATGTAATCAGCGATTACATATTTCTTCTGCACATAAACATGCAAGGCTTGCCTTTGGAATTACAGGAAGAGGTTCTCTTCTCTCTCAAGGAGCCCGAAGACCTTTCACGAGTTTGTTCTTCCTCCAGAGGAAGCAGACAGATTTGCTCTGACAGGTCGTTTTGGAGGGAAAAGTTTAGAAGAGAGAATCTTCCCTTGTTGGAGGAAGGTAGTAGTTTTTCTCAATGGGTACAAATCTACAGAAAGAGTCTTAGGGCTGCCAGAAAGACAGATGAGAGGTTAACTTCTGGTGATCCGATAAAAATTAGCCTGGTTTCATTGGACAATACAGACATTCTAAAACCTCTGGGTCAGGAAAAGCAGATAAAGCATTACTGGCTAACGGCAAATAACGCCGGTGCAAATGTTGGGGATGATGTTAGGGTTGTTCATGGTTTTAACATAGAACTTTACCCAGGTCCCGTAATTACAAACTATGAATTAAACGATACTTATACCTCCAGTAGGGCTGGATTTGGAAGAGGTCTCCTTGCAACTTTGTACCCTCCGGGTACTCGCACCATAAAATATCTAACTGGAACCGTAAACACAGAAGATCTTTGGTTTATGCTTTACTAACTAGCTTACCTAGATGAGGGTGCCTTCTAAGTCCACATTAAAATATGTAATCAGCGATTACATATTTATTTGCCATAGTAAAACATGCAGACTCTACCTTTGGAACTACAAGATCTACCTGTAGAACTGCAAGAAGAGATCCTCTTGTCCCTCAAGGAACCTGGAGATCTTTTGCGAGCCTGTTCCTCTTCTCAACAAAACAGACAGATTTGCTCCAACGATGCCTTTTGGAGAGAAAAGTTTAGACGAGAGAATCTGCCTCTCTTGAGACAAGGTATTAACACTGCCGATTGGGTACAAATTTACAGAAAGAGTCTTGAGGTTGCCAGAAAGGTAGATGAAAGGTTTGCTTCTGGTAAAATGGTTAGAATTAATCTTGCTTCGTACAAGAATATAGATTTCCTGAAACCCATAGGTCATATGGATTTGTTTACAAGGTATTGGAAGATCATGAGAACAAGCAACGTGGAAAAGCGTGGAAATATCACCATTCTTCACGCATACAACATAGATTTGTTTCCTGGTCCTAAAACTAGCAAGTTTGAGCTAATAGATAATTACAGTGAAAGAACCGGTCGAGAGGATTTCATGAAAAGAGGAGTTCGTTTGGATTATACCAACCCAGAAGTTATTTACACAGGTTCTGTTCCCTCAGAGGATCTTTGGTTTGCTCTCTTTCAGATGACTTACTATGATTACTAAATATATAACCCTGAGGTTATATATTTTCTCTTACATAGAAACATGCAAGACCTACCTGAAGAGCTGCAAGAAGAGATCCTCTTTTCTCTCAAGGAACCTAAAGATCTTTTCCAAGCCTGTTCTACATCTTTGAATCAGAGAAGAATCTGCTCTAATGCTTCCTTCTGGAGAGAAAAGTTTAGACGAGAAAATCTACCTTTGATTGAAGAAGGCAGCAACTTTACCGAGTGGTCAGACATCTACAGGAAGAGCTTGAGGGCTGCTAAACGGACGGACGAGAGAATACTTTCAGGTGAGTTGATAAGAATTAATCTGGCATCGGTAGATGATCCAGAGATTCTACAACCGTTGGGTAACACGGAAGAAATTGTGCGTTACTGGAACATCATGCAAACCTTTACTAATGTAGAGAGGGATGCTATTCGTGTAACTAAACACTACTATGATATAGATTTCTTTCCTAGCCCCAAGGTTAGTAGGTACGAACTAGTTGATAATTCTATAATCGAACCCGTTGGATATGCCGGGGTGAGAGGGGAAATGTTAGGAGGGTATACTCGGGTTAAAAAATTAAAAATACTTGACGGAACCGTGAGCACGGAAGATCTTTGGTTTATTCTTTACCAGACGACTTACTCGAGTCTGGCAAACTTCTCAGATCAACATATAAATCTGTTGAAACGTGCCTATTCAACGGAAAACGTTTAGAAACTCATCTGAGATATGCAATCGCTGATTACATATTTCTCTTACATTAGAAACATGCAAGATCTACCCGAAGAACTGCAAGAAGAGATCCTCTTGTCCCTCAAGGAACCTAAAGATCTACAAAGAGCCTGCTCTGCTTCCAGACAGAATAGAGAAATCTGCTCAGGTTCCGCATTCTGGAGAGCAAAGTTTGCCAGAGAAGGTTTACCTCTTCTAGAACAAGTAGTTAGGTCTCCACCTGACTTGCTTGCAAGTCACTCCTCGTCTGAACAAGGTAAGGACTTTTTTCAATGGATAAAACTCTATGCAAAGGCTTTACAGGCCTCTCGTCTTGCAGAGGAACAACTACACACAGATGAAGTCAAAGGTGTTAATCTAGAACAGTTACCCGATCTCTCTTATCTGCCCGGCTTGGAAGAGTTTCTACAACCTTTCTATAACGAGGTTAAATCGGGAGAGAACGTAGAACGAACCGTGAGACAAGTTAGAGCTCCTGATGAGCCTCTGATGCATATAGAATTTCATGATGACTACATTGTCTATCTTCATCCTGCAGCCTACGGTTATCGTTACGAAGTTACAGAGAGGAGAAGAATCTTTCGTGATGGAATCTTAACTAGAGACAACACAAGACCCATATACGCTTCACGCATCATGACCTCTGATCAGGCCTGGAATATTCTTTACCGTCTGTTTTACTTTGGTATCTTGTTTTAGGAAATATGTAGCCGAGATTATTTCCTTCTTCAGAAAACATGCAGGATCTACCTGAAGAACTACAGGAAGAAGTGTTGTTTTCTCTTAGACAACCAGAAGACTTGTCCAGAGCTTGCTCTGTCTCTAGAGCTTCTAGACGTGTTTGTTCCGGTTCTTTGTTTTGGAGAGAAAGGTTTAGACGAGAGAACCTACCTTTGTTGGAAGAAGGAGGTGACCTTACTCAGTGGTTAAAGATCTACAGAAAAAGTCTCGAGACCGCCAGAAAAGTAGACGAGAGAATACTTTCTGGTCGTAACGTACGAGTTAGTTTAACCTCTGTGGATGATCCGAAAATTTTACTTCCTCTAGGCAATACAGAGGAAATTATGCGCTACTGGAACATCATGAAGACCCGCACCCATATAGAGAAACAGAGAAATTACATAACGGTACATGTTTATATGCTAGAATTCTTTCCCGATCCTGGAACTAAGAGCAGATACGAGTTGGTAGATAATTACATAACAGAGGATAGGAATCCGCGATATATGTCTGAGATGGAAAAAATGCCCGTAAAAGTAACAATACGGGGTGGAAATGTAAGTACAGAGGATCTCTGGTTTATCCTCTTTCGAGTAGGTTACTCTACCAAATACATTCTGTAAAATATAACCAATGGAGCAAGCTCCATTATTATCCAAATTAATATCCCTGATTGGGATATTAATTAGTACAGTGCATACAACACTACAATTACCACTAGAACGAGAAAGATAGCTCCCAAGATGGAAAAGAACACCCGTAAGTTGCGCGAACGCAAGGCTTTTTCATAGGCTTGCCCTGCTTCTTGTTCCACACTATCTCCTGTCTGACAAGGAACTTCTAGTTCTACACTGCCTACTCTTCTGGTACATCTAGAGGTCTGAGCAGAGCAGTTTTGGGTAAAGTCGATGCCTTGCACTTGCGAGTTGACCAAGGTTAGGTTGATGTTGCTAGTTACACAACTGCAACGTCCTCCACTGCCACAGTCACCGCATATCTGTCTAAAGTTGGCTCCTCCTCGTACAGAAGAGTTTTGCAAACTTATGGCCACATCGTCTAGGATGCATACGTTCTGAGCACAGGTTAGAAAAGAGTTTCCTGCCGGGTTAGCCAAGGGCACACTCTCTTCTCTTATGCAGTAAGGGGTACACTCTTTGTTCACGCTGTACTCATTCACGTAGCGAGCATACTCTTGGTCTGGTAGATAGCACCCACACCACTTTGCCAGAGACGGATTAGAAAGTATAACCTGGCCATTGTAGGTAGAACAAAAGTCCTGTAGATAAGAAGAGCAAACTCCGGGCACGTTGCGACAAACATTGTAGAGAGAGAATTCTATCGAGTTAAAGGTTCTACTGTTTGGAGCTGAACCTAGTAGATAACCTCTTTGGGTTAGGTTGTTAAAGACCTGTCTCATGAAATCTCGAGCCTGACTTATGGTGGCAGAGTCGCGAAAGAGAGAAGCAGGTGGTCTAGTTTGTGAGATGTCTTGCGCTATGGGAGGAGTCTCTCGTAAGAGACTTCTGGAAAGATAATAGACACAGTCAGGTATGCTTCTCCCCGGAATAGAACTTTGTGTCCAGGCTCTGTTCCAATCTTCCACACTGCCTGTCGTTCCTAGACAGATAGCATTCATGAGAGTGGAACAGGAAGCAGAAGTTACAGAGCAAGGGTTATTTTCTGAGCATTGCGCATAAGAGCAATCTCTTAGGCAGCAGTCACGAGACCCCTGAAGGGGACTTTCTAAAGACAAGGACATTATTTTATCTCTAACAAATATAAAATATGCAGGCAGGATGGATAGAAAGGGCAGAAAAAGACTTTGGCATACCTGAGGCTTACTTTAATCTCTGGCCTTTTCGTGAGATGAGCGAGGAAGAGAGATACCGAGAGATTGCCAGTTTGTGTCGATTAGGAACTTACTCTTCTGTTAGGTTGGTTAATGGAGAGACGGTAGAAGGTGTGTACGAAAGCTATGCCGGTTTGTTGGAAGCGCTCAAGAGAAACGATCTAATCATGGTAGACTACTTTTGGTCCCGACTCAAACCTCAGCAGAAAGAGCACCTGAAAGAGAATCCTCCAGGGGCGGATGGCAACTTTACCGCCGTAGACCATCTCTATTCTCTTCTCGGTTATGCAAAGGAAGAGTACAAAGGTCCATACGAGTTGGGAGAAGAGATTGTAGACAAGGGACTAGCCATACCGGATGACCTTAGCACGGAAGTTCTCTTTTACATTGCCGAGAGAGGCTATTTCCCTGCCTTGAGAGAACTGGAAAGACAGTATGGTCACACAGAAGAGATACTCATGACTGCCATTAAATCAGGCAATGTGCGCTTTCTAGACAGTATCATATCATCCTACTTTCCTCTAGCTTCAGGTGTTTCTGTGAAAGGAATTCCCATTCTAGCCTTTGATGCGGAGAGAACCACTTTCCCTCTCTACAATGTAAGCTTTGGCTACACAGAAAATTCTAGAAAGCTAATCAAGGAGAAATCATACCTTTTACTAGCTAATGCAGTTAGTAGTTGCAACGTACAGATTGTAGATTTCTTTCGTTCTCTTTGCGGAGTAGATGTGCTTCCCGAGAGGTCTGTCCTTTATCTAACCAAACTCCACCGTCGACCTTTGGATGCTTTTTGCATTCTACAGAGAACACACATAGATAGAGTAGACTTTCGCTATGACCATCTCTGGGAGCATGGTGATGTTAACCTCATCCTCTACGTTCTATTCAAGAAGGACATAGTAGAGTTGCCCGAGAAGATAATTAGTTCTAACCTGGGCAATATACCTTTGCTAGTTACCATGCTAGAACTCTATCCAGAGTACCAACCTGCAAAACTAGAAGATCTAGACATGTATCCTCTGAGCAAGCTACTAATACAACCAGCTTAAATTAGTTATGTCCTCTTGAACATAACTAATTCTCACACCTGCCTACTTTTCGTTAAAGAGCATATTGTGCTCTTTCTCTTACTTTGGTCCTTGTCCTCTTTCGGCCAAGCGTTTACAGATGATACAATAGTTTTCGTACCTGTCCTTTGTTTCTCTTTTCTTACCCCAAGCATCTTTACAGGTGTAGACGTCCTTCACAGGTCGTTCATCGGAACAAAAGCAACACTTTTTACCTCCCTTGCCGAATCTCTTCCACATAACTTTGCTACAACCATGATAACAAAAGAAACCGTAACAGGTGTAATCACATATGTATTGTTTGATCTCAACGGGTAGTTCTGGTAGATCAGAAGACATGTCTGCACAAACGAAAAACTCAAACAAAGAACAAGCTTCAAGTGTCTCAACCTGCATAACCAGAAAAGAATATCCTCCTTCTCATACTCTCAGTCTAAATTAGTTATACTCGGGGTATAACTAACTTTTATCCACGCCTTGTTTTTCTTTCTTTCTCTTACTTTGGTCCCTTACCTCTCTGAGCTAGCTTTTTACAAACAGGGCAATAGTGTAGATGTCTTTGCTTTGTCTTCTTCAGACCTTTACCATCTTTGTACACATACATCTCCTCTACAGGTCGCTTGTCAGAACAGAAACAACACTTTTTACCTGCTTTGGCACAACCGTGAGAGCAACTGCAAACATAGCTATGTATGTACGACTTGATCTCATCAGGAAGATGAGGCAGTTCAGAGTTTAGGTCAGAGTAAACGAAAAACTCACACAAAGACTTCTTTTGCAACAAACTGGACATCTTAATATCCGCAACTTTCTTTTTTCAGGTATGGTAGATTTTAGCCACGCTATACTTTTCTATTATGTGTAGACACTTGGCACAAGGGTAACTAGGTATGCGAACTAGCTTTTGCTTCTTGTGCGAAGTTATGTTGCACACACGAACTAGAACCAAACTGCACCTTGGTAATAAGGTCTTGTCCTTGCAGCGGTTAATGCACATTTGTTCTGCGTGCAGAGAGAAACGATAGTCATCAACCCACCAGTGAGGTAGAATACGCAGATTGTGTCCTCTGCTAATTATTTTGCCTCGATAGACTAAAACCGCACCGTAACGATGCCTCATATTACTCTTGAGAGCCTCCTTAGTGGCCGCTTCTACGAAAAAATCCATGATAGGCGATTTATGCCCTGCTCATTAAAACATGTCGTTTGAGAACTTTTACCAGTGCATTTCTTCTTTTCTAGAAAGTCTAAATTGCCAAGAGGATGAGTTGGAGGTTTATGCGGAACAGTACCACATGCTTGATTATTTCCTTTGTTTGAGTTTGTAAGACTCACGATCCATCCAGATTTATGAGACAAGTTTACGCCTGACATTCTAACTATGGCTAGACTTTATCTGGGAGAAGGCACTTATGGTAAGGTGTACAAGATTATCAGAGAAGGAAAAGTTCTGGCCCTGAAAGAGTTTAAGAATGAGGGAGACAATTATCTCTCTGAGGTTTCTCTTGGTATGCAATGTGACCATCCCAACATTGTAAAGGTGGTAGACTTTGGACAAGACCATCTACTTATGCAAGCGGGCACACACGACCTGCATCAAGAGGTTAGTAGAGAGATGCCTAATGAGGAAAAGATACTCTCTTGGCTACCTGCTATGTTTTCTTCTCTCATCTACTTGCACGAGAATGGCATAGCACACGGAGACGTGAAAGATAGCAACTTTGTCTTTCTCAAAGATGGAAACCTACTTTTGTGCGACTTGGGTTCTTGCTCTCTTCTAGAAGGCTATTCATCTAACTTAGGCACTCTGCCTTCTCCGCAAGTCTATGTGCAAAGCCTGCATCCAGACGAAGTAAAAGTATCCTTGGACGTCTTTCAAGAAAAGCTGGATAAAAGGGCATCGGACGCTTGGTCTCTAGGTGCCACTCTACTAAAGCTACTTACGGGCAAGTATCCTTTCTTGTCTCGTGATCCCTTAACCGAGTATGTAAAGTACAATGAGAACCCTCTAGCTTATCTCTTTGCTCTACACGTGCCAGTTTCTTTTGTTCCTCTCCTCCAGGTTCTCCTCTCCTCTAAACAAAAGAAGAGAAGTAATCTTAGGCGTGTAGCCGAGAAATTCTCTATACCCATCATAGAAGGCAGGCAGCCCATCTTTGCAGATTTACTCAAGGTGGAGCAAATAACGCATCCTCGCATAGAAGAAGAGACGTCTTATTCTCCTCTTCTCTCTCAGGCCGCCTCTACTATCTATACAAAGGTAAAGTTTGAGGGTTTAGCAAATGCACTTGATGAGGACTTGGCTCAGGCTTGTCTCTTTCTAGCCTCTCACGTTTACGATTCTGGCACTTTGGCAGAAGAACTAGAAGAGAGTTCTAACCTGGCCTTTACCATCTTTAGACAACTAGGAGGGCAACTTTATTTTAAGATGTAAGCAAGGGTTTTATTTCCCTGATAATACCATTCTTCTACAGAAGAATGGTATTACTAACTTTGAAGGTTATGATTGCCTCTTTGCTCCTTTTCTATCAAACTATGATTAGTTCTTGGATGTAATTTTCTTTACAGGACAAGATTAATCTACTCTCTTGAAATGGCTACAAATAATTTCGTCATCGGAGCCACAGGAGCTACCGGTGCAAGTATTCTTGGTGCAACCGGTAACACGGGGGTAACTGGAGAGAAGGGGGAGACAGGAGCACAAGGGGAGAGAGGAGTTACTGGGGTTAGCGCGATTGGTTCTACTGGCAACACAGGCGTCACTGGTGCAGATGGAGTTACAGGGGAGAGGGGAGAGACTGGTGCACAAGGAGAAACTGGGTTTGGTGTAACTGGCGCCACTGGAGAAACTGGTTTAACAGGTGCAGATGGAGTAACCGGGGAGAGGGGAGTAACCGGGGTAACTAGCATTGGTAACACGGGCGTGACAGGTGCAGATGGAGTCACAGGAGAAAGAGGAGTAACTGGTAACACAGGAGCACAAGGAGAGACAGGGTTTGGTGCAACAGGCAACACTGGACTTCAAGGAGAGACGGGTAGTTTTGGTCAAACGGGTGCTCTTGGTAACACAGGTGCTACTAGCATTGGTAACACAGGTGCTACTGGAGAAGTTGGCATCACAGGACACACTGGAGGTATAGGTGCTCTTGGTAACACGGGCGCTCAAGAGATAGGTAACACAGGTGTAACTGGTGCACAAGGAGAGACAGGGGTAACTGGTGCAGATGGAGACATTGGTAACACAGGAGAGACTGGAATAGGTGTGACGGGAGACATTGGTAACACAGGGGTTACCGGTGCCAGTGGGGAACAAGGAGAGACAGGTGTAACTGGAGCAAGTATAACGGGAGAAACCGGTAACACCGGCGTAACTGGAGCACAAGGTGAGACGGGTGTAACTGGGGTGAGTGTAACGGGAGCAACTGGAGAAGTAGGTGTTACTGGTAACAATGGAAACACAGGTGAGACAGGTGTAACTGGTGAAGAAGGTGCGAGTGGTTTGCCGGGTTTAACAGGAGAAGGAGGAGTAACAGGCAACACAGGCTCAACTGGAGTGGATGGCTTGACGGGTGTGACTGGTGCACAAGGAAACACAGGTAACACAGGCTTAACTGGAGATATTGGCAACACAGGTGTAACTGGCAGTCAAGGAAACACAGGTAACACAGGCTTAACTGGTAACACAGGACAGACTGGCTTGACAGGTGTGACTGGGGCACAAGGAGAAAGTGGTCCCTTGGGCAACACCGGGGAAACTGGAGGAATAGGAAACACAGGAGTAACCGGGTTAACTGGGGCAGATGGTGTAACAGGAGAAAGTGGTGCACAAGGAAGCGTAGGTAACACAGGGGCAACTAGTGCCATAGGCAATACAGGAGTAACTGGGTTAACAGGTGTGACCGGGGCAGTAGGTGAAACTGGTGCTATTGGTAACACAGGTATGACGGGTGCAACCGGAGTGACAGGGGTTACAGGACCTACTGGACCCACTATCATACCTTCTGGTTCTTTATTTTCTTCTACCTCTTCGGTTACAACTCCTCTAGACATAACTGGCTTCCAAACTACTCTTATCTTTGTTATAGTTCCTACCACCATTGGTAATAGAATAAAAGTAGACTATTCTACCCAGATCTCCATTACCGTGGGTGCAAACTGGAGCGTAGCCTGTGTGGTTAGGTTTTTTGCCCAAAACATACAGCTTAGAAACACACAAACCTTCCAGTTTGCAGACAATATAGCCGGAACCTTTACCTTTTTCGTACCCAACACCTTTGTAGACACTGCAGCTATTACAGGAAACAACGAATTTAGAACCAGTGTTGCTTTCACCACAACTACTAACCTAATCAGCGCCAATGCACAAACTAGAAACATTAACGCCATGAGGTTTACTTAAAATAACTATCCCCAGGAGATAATTATTTTTACCGCACGACAAAGGGTATAACATGGAGACAAACATTTTTGTAAATCGCAATCTTTGTCCTCTTATAATTTCTAGTGTGGGAGTAACAGGTGCTACCGGACCTCAAGGAGAGACAGGGGTTGGGGTTACAGGTGCAAGTATAACTGGACCTCAAGGTAATACTGGCGTGACTGGAGCAGATGGTAACACAGGGGCACAAGGTAACACTGGAGTAACAGGAGCAGGTGAAACTGGACCTCAAGGAGAGACAGGTGTAACTGGTAGTCAAGGTAACACTGGAGTAACAGGAGCAGGTGAAACTGGACCTCAAGGTAATACTGGCGTGACTGGGGAACAAGGTAATACTGGTGTGACGGGAGCAACTGGAGAAAGTATAACCGGACCCCAAGGCAACACTGGGGTAACAGGTACACAAGGAGAGACGGGGGTTGGGGTGACCGGAGAACAAGGCAATACAGGCGTAACTGGACCTCAAGGAGTAACAGGTGTGACTGGGGCACAAGGAGAGACGGGGGTTGGGGTGACCGGAGAACAAGGTAACACTGGCGTAACTGGAGAACAAGGTAACACTGGCGTAACTGGGGCACAAGGAGAAACAGGTGTGACTGGACCTCAGGGAGAGACTGGTGTGGGTGTTGCAGGTGCAACTGGTGTTACGGGGGCCATATCTGCATCTTCAGTCTTTTCTTCTCAACCTACAGGGGCTTTGGTACTAAGTTTAGTAGCCCCAACTACGGCTCTGACTCTTCCTGTTCCCACTGTGGCAGGTGATATAATTAAGATAGATTATGCACTGAGGATAGGTCTTGAGCTGGGGGCTAACTGGTCCTACAACCTGACATGCTCATTGCTAAGGGATGGAGTTGCTATGGGTGTGATACCGGGAGCAGCCATGTTTAACAGTGAGGCTGGCAATATGGTAGTTTCTATTCCAGGAACCGTAGTAGATACGGCGTTAGTAACTGGAACTACAACTTATACGGTAAGTTTCTTCTTTAACGGAGCACCCGTGAACGTGCTTTCTGCAAATTCATCCTATAGGTCTATTAATGCCATTCGCTTCTCGTGAAGATAATTAACCTCGGGTTAATTATCTTAGAATTTCTCAGAGATGAGGTAGTTGTAACGCTCAACCTCCCATTTGCCTTCACTGAGTTCATGCTCTCTGAGGGCATCAGGTATGATGCTTTCTAGATAACCATTCTTAATAAGGTTATCAACCTCTTTTGTAGTCTTGTTTGAAGTCTTGAGCCAGTATTTTAGTTCACCGTCAGGGCCATACTCTGACTGAGCCTCCTTCATGAGCTGATCTATCACACCTTGCAAGGTCTCTGTAACTTCAGGGTCAGGATTTTTAAAACTGTGTAGTAGAAAGTTGTCATGGTCTGCATTCTCAAAGGCTAGTATCTTGAGCTCTTCTTGCGGAGTCAGGGTTTTATTAAGGAGTCCTAGAAAGTAATCTAGTTCCAAGAGCATGTGATCGAGAAGATCTGCAACCTTGCTTGGAGGAAGGATGCGGTTGCTTTTGGTAGGATCTTGCAAAAGAGCCAGTTTAAACTGTCTAGTTTCCTGAAGTAGCCTTTCTATATCATCTGTCTGCTTGAGATCGGGAGAAGCGTCTACTTCATAAACAACTTCTAACCAGGCATCCATGAGTCGTTTACTTTCTTGCTTGATGAAATCATCCAGAGTTAGAAAGTTTATAAAGAGCATGTGCTCATACATCTTTTGCGACCAGAACGACAAGTAGTCCATGTTTAATGAGAAGAGGAAAAATTGCTAATCATGTACATCATAACCGAAAAGAGCTTTTCTGAGGCCGTGAAAGGCAGAGGGGGAAAGGTTATTGGCAACTTTGACGATGCGGAAAAGCTAGTTTTATGCACTTGCTCTCAAGGACACATGTTTCTCCTTCGTCCTTCACGATTCTTTAAAAGAGGTAATTGGTGCAATCACTGCAACCTATCCAAAGGAGAAAAGGAGATAGCCCGCGTGTTGGATGAGCTAGACATTTCCTATTTGCGGGAGTACAAGATGAAGCAACTCAGACATCACTCTTTCGATTTCTTCCTTGTACAGGATGATACAAAGTATCTTATCGAGTATGACGGCATCCAACATTTCAAGGTTACAGAGTATAACGACAAACGAGAACTGCAAAGGAGGAAATACGTGGACAAGCTCAAGGAAGAGATGTGCAGAAAGCACGGTTACGTCTTAATTCGTATCGACTATACCCAGTTTAATAAAATTAGAAAGCATATCCTGCAAGGTTTGCAGTTTAGCAAGGGAGTGTACTACTCTTCCTCTATCTACTAAGTTTATATATTTTCTAACCTTGAAAATATATAAAGTATGAGTTTGTCCTTTGAGGAAACCTTTATTACGGACCAAGTTGCAGGAACTATACCTTGGTCTGCAGGTTGGACACCTACTTCTTCCAGAACTTTAAATCCTGTCTTGGGTACATCTAGTATAGTTTCTTCTCTCTTAAGCATGACTGGTAGTACGGCAATCCAGATTGTTCTAACTTACGATTATCCTGTACCTACAGATCTTTCTCAAACCAATGAACTTACTTTTGAGAACGTGGTCTATACCGACTCTGCGACCCAAAATATGCAAGTTACCATTCATAACAATGGTAACTTTGTAGGTATAGTAAACATAATTAATGCAAGCACCTCAACTAATTTACCACCTCTGTCTAATGCTTCAAACAATCTATCTTTTACTTTTGCTTTAAACGACCCTGGTGCCACAGTAACCATAGATAATATAGTAGGTCCCTTTATTTGCGTGGCTCACGATTCTGTCATCTCTTGTCAAGAAGGAGAAAGAAAGATACAAGAATTACAAAGAGGAGATTTAGTAAAGACTAGTTCAGGTTACTCCAAGGTAGCCCGTGTGGTTAGAGAGTGTCTACGTGAACAAAGCTTATTGGAAGCCGTAATAGTAGAAAAGGGAGCCTTGGGAGATGGTCTACCTAAACTAAAAACCATCTTTTGTGCCAACCATTATCTTGTCTACAGAGGGAAACGAAGACTGGCCAGATCTCTAATGGCCTTTCCTGGTGTAAGGTTTGTAAAGGCAAAGGCAAAAGATGTTTTACCTTGCGATGATCATGGTAATTATTATCTTTACGATATACAGTATGATCACGAGGCAGACTACTTTGTAAATGGCCTCCTTAGCCAAAGCAGAAGTCCTTATGCAAAAGCCTCCCCTCTGGAGGAACACTTGTACTGGGAAAAAGAAAACTATAATAAAGTATTGGTAAATAACACCCTTACACAAGAACCAGAGATCTCTTACATGTATCTTTTACCTTCAGGAGAAGAAGTAGAGAGCCTAGTCTTGGTTAAACCTCGCCTTTCGGCTTAATATATTTTATACAAGGTATAAAATATATCCTCATGAACGTTCCTTTCAATGATACTTTCGATACCTTTCAGGAACCAAACACCACCATACCTTATGGAGGAACCTAGACTCCCATCTCCACTAGACAGTTGTCTGCAGTTAGTGGAACTCCCACCATAGCTTCTCCCACACTCAAACTAACTAATGCATCTTCCACTTCTGGTTTTAATATTTCTCTAACCTATGCTATTTCTCCTGCTGCAAACCTTTCTGGAATAGGAGCTTTTGCTTTCCAGAACGTGTCCGTACTAAACTCTAACGGTGATCCTCTGTCTATACAAATCTTTAACAATGGTAACCTGATAGGGACGGGAAGCATACTAACTGCGGGAAGTTACAACTTTAACGTCTCTCCTCTCAGTGCCGCTTCCACTGATCTAACTTTTGTCTTTACCTTGCCTGGAGGCGCACTAAGTCCAGAGTTTCGAGTGGATGAGATTGGCAGTGTGGCCATCTGTGTTGCTCATGACTCTGAAATACTCTACTCTTCAGGAGAAAGAGTAAAGGTGCAAGACGTGCACAGAGGAGATGAGATCAAGGGAGGTAAGGTTGCACAGGTTATTAAGAACCAGCTCTACCCTCAAGGTATAGTAGAGGCTGTCGTGTTAGAGAAGGACAGTCTAGGTTCTAATCTACCTGAACAGAGAACTATAGTTTGTGCTGATCACTACCTAGTTTATCAAGGAAAGAGAAGGTTAGCTAGGTCTTTCATAGCCTTTCCTGGGGTTAGTTTTGTAAGAAGTAGGGTGGAGACCGTCTTACCTCGTGCTGAGGATGGTAATTACTATTTCTATGATATCCAGTTTGACCATGAGGGAGAGTATGAGGTTAATGGACTAACCTCGCAAAGTAGAAGTCCGTACGCAAAAGTATCGCCTCTGCCTCAAGAGTTGTACTTTGATAAGAGCAAGTACAAAGAGGTTCTGGTTCCTAATACGGTAACCTCTGAGCCAGAGATCTCTTACATGTATCTCTTACCCTCGGGAGAAGAGGTCGAGAGTCTAGTCTTGGTTAAACCTTCCTCCCAGGTTAATATGTTTTATGCCTTGTATAAAACAACACAACCTCTACCGGGCAACTTTACACTACTCTCGTCTAAACCTGAATAGTCCATCTGCAACCGCTGGTCTTTGAAGCAGAGATATCTTACATATATCTGCTTCCAGGAGAAGAGGTAGAAAGTCTCATCATATCAAACCTAGTATTTAATATCCCTTATTGGGATATTAAATATAGTACACCTCTCCTATCTCTTTTTACTCCTTCTGCTGAGGAACGGGGTTCCTCCTCTTCTCATCATGGTGCTTCCAGGTCTTCATGAACCTTAGCATCTTGTAAATGCTAACTCCAGGCTCGTAAATCAAGGCCGTGTCAATCTCATCATTTACAGCCTTGATGTTCTTCCTCTTCCTCTGGTAAGGGTTGATGAGGGCAAAGATCCTTTGGGGAACCTTCTTGTAACCAGAGAGAGAAGCATACTGTACATTGTTGCAAGCCAAACCAGTAAGCCAGTAAGCTAGGTCCTTCCTGTCCTTAACAAACCTATCTACAAAACCGCTGGCCTCTTCCCTCATGCTAACAGGCAGATGCTTAATGTAGTGTTCAAGTACAATGGTATACCTCTCCATGAGGGTAGTATTTTGCGGGGCAGAGTAGACAGAGCGGAACAAATCTCTATTCATGCTAGAAGCCTGGCTGCTAAGCTCTACAAAGCGATGATAGATGCTAGGGTCATTGTTACGCACAGAGAGACGCTTCTCATACTGGACCGAGGCAAACTTGAACAGACGAGGCATCTCTCCCTCCTTGTGTTCACGAGAGTAGACGATGACAAACTCACCTCCCTCTCCATACCAACCATTTTCCAAGTGTTGGTTAGCCTGTTCCAAAGTAATCTCTGGAGGAGAGAGAATAAACTTGTCAGCCTCACTCAGCTTGGAAGGCAGTTCAGACACCGTCTCAAAGGTGCGCAACTCTGTATCAACCTTGCCTTCTTCATACTTGCCCTCCCACATCTTAACCGCACCCAGATAAACCAAATAACCGGAACCCACATCCTGAAGAGAAGAGAGAAGCAACTTGGGGTGCACCATCAAGAAAATGTGGCAGTAAGGAGAATAGTCCTTGGATGGATCAAAGAGAACTTCATCAGCAGGTCCTCCCAGTTCATTGTAAATGCTTTCAAAGGTAGGACTGTTGCCCCAGTGGCTGCGAGAGGTGTCTAGCCTCTTGTGGCTGCTGTGGTAAACCTTGCCCGCATGCTTGTAAACCCTCATGATGGTACCTTCAAAACCAAGCTTGAAGTAAAAGCCATCCTTGGGTAGAATGTGTTCTACCCCATCGGTATCAGTGAAAGAGAGATTGCCTTCCGTGTCAAGAGCGATAGCAGAAGTCTTCACAGTAGGAGTGGCAGAGTAAGAACGAGCAACCAACACTTGCTCCTTAGGATCATAGACTAGACCGCGAACCTTGGCAACCTCACCTTCGGGAGTAATCTCAGAGTTGTAGTGAAAGAGTTGCAAGTTGTCGTTCTGGTCGATACAGTTCCACTTACGGGAAGGAGCCACTCCTAGAGTGGGGGCAGCGTTAAGAACAAGGGAGTTGATGCTGGCATCAGTGAAGGCGGTCTCAACAAACTTGGTTTGCATGTTTAGAAAAGTATGTAAGTGTCTCTTCCTTTAAAGGGTTATATAGGAAAATCGTGAAAAACTCATTTCAATATACTAAAATGTCATCAGGCTCTTACCCTATGAGGACCATTCACGACCTTCCTCCAGAGCTGGTAAACATGGTCTATTCCTACTGTCCTAGAGATTTAACCAATGCTCCTCCTAATGTGGTACAGCGTTGTACAGAGGAAGGTGTTTATCGTGAGGCTCTAGGTGGAAGAAGAGTATATCCTGGCTTTACAGCCAAACAAACCTACGAGATCTATTCTATGGAAGGAAGGTTTGTTCCCCTTCAGTACAATGGTTCCTCTTACTACATCCCCATCTTTCGCAGAACTACCGTTCCCCAACTCATAGATGAGATCTCCAACATTGTAAAAGAGAACAAGAGAATAGAGCTTTCTGTCGCTAACCAACGCATTGTTCTCGGCTCTGTTCATCCTAATCTTATCCTAACCCGAGCCCCTATGAATGTAACCTCGCCTCTCTTTGCCAGAAGGACAAAGTTTACCAAGGTACCAACCAGAGAGCCCATTATAAACATTTATAATTCCGACTCTGTACAACTCTATGCCCTGTGATGGTCTCATCATGCCCTGTGATGGTCTCATCATGCCCTGTGATGGTCTCATCATGCCCTGTGATGGTCTCATCATGCCCTGTGATGGTCTCATCATGCCCTGTGATGGTCTCATCATGCCCTGTGATGAGATGCGTTACTAGACTGTAACATGCGTTACTAGACTGTAACATGCGTTACTAGACTGTAACATGCGTTACTAGACTGTAACCCTCATGATGGTCTTTATCATACCTATGTAAAATATACATCTAACGCGATATATATTTCTTTCTAAACAAAAGATGCTTTCTACACCTTACTATGCTACCATAGTGTCGGTATCAGCAACCAAGTGCACTAATGAGACAGAGAGAACCTTTACTCCGTACACTAATTTCTGTCTTCTAACACAGATTGGAACTTGGTTGGCCAAGAAAGGAAAGAGAGGAGAAGTAACTTGCATTACCGTGGAAGAGGAAGGCAGGATGGCTCTCAAGGTTAAAACCTTTCTTACTCGAGAAGAAGACATACTAGAGGCACAAGAAAAGCTAAACCAGATTGTTAGCGAGAGACCCACCTTTTGCCTCATCTACTCTTCTCTGCTCCAGAATGCCTATCCTGCCTTTTGGGTCAGAGAGATGTTGCCTTTTGTAGATGTGGTCTCTCCTCTCTTCAACCCTTTTGTTTTGGATGATGACCTTTACCTAGACCTGTCTCAAGAGCCTAATTACTTTGAAACTTACGATAATACCTTGCTTGATATCAAGCAACTCTTACATGAACGATGGTCTACTGGTTGTGTAACCTTTGCCTCTTCCATAGCCAACGATTGGTCTCTGGCCCCTCTAGACGATGATGACCTTCTCTACCAGGCCACTTGGAACGATGATCGCTTTGCCAAGGACCTGGTTCCCTTTCTTCTCTCTCGTCTGTCAGGAAGTAGAGAACTAAGAATTAAGATTAGACCTTCTCTACCCATGATGCATAACGTAGCTTCTGTCCTCTCTGATACGGAAAGAAGTTATTACTTTATCATGGATGAGGAGAAGAAGATGCTAGACCCTAGTGCTTATCTAATAACCTTTGTTGACAACCTAGATGAGGCACACGAGGTTACCAATCTGGTAGAGGAAGCTGCTTTCTCTAGCATAGGAGAGTGCTTTACGGAAAAGTTTGCTTCTGTAGCCGAGGCAGAAAAGAAAGCAGAAGGACTTTCTTCTTTTGTCATCTACCGTAACCTAGGCTCACCTCAACCTTATGTTCTTTCTACTCTACAAGGCTTCAACCTTCCCTCGCCTCTAAAATAAAAACCTCTTTTAAAATGGAAGAGGACTGGTCTTCAGACGAAGGTGACATTCTTTCAGACGAAGATGACATTCTCTCTCCTCTCAACCAAGTTCTCGACACACAAGACATCAAGGAAAGAGTTTTGCTCTTTCTCCCCGTATCCGATCTACTTTCCCAATGTTCTAGTAGTCAGGAGAATAGGAAAATATGCTCTAGTAGACACTTTTGGCTAGAAAAGTTTAACAGAGAAGGACTTTCTCTTCTGGAGAAAGGACAAAGCGTGCAAGAATGGGTTGCCATCTATACAAACTCTCTTCTGGCTAGAGACGTGTCTAACCTCTATCTAGGCAGATCTTGGTCCTTTCCTCTTTCTGCCGTGCAAGATATTAACCTCTTGCTAGTAGGTGGTATTACTAGAGAAGAACTTTCTCCCTACTACTTTAGCAATCGTCTGTGGAGAACCAAGGACTACCTTCAGGACCAAATTCCTCTAATTAGCAATAGAAGAGAGAGAAGAAAGTGGAGAGAGGTCTATGACGGAATCAAGAATAGAGCTTCTTACACTGCCACCCTAGATGTACCCTCTTCTCGTTTTCTAATCTCTCATCGACAGAGGATAGACATAACTCCAGATGAAGAAGGCTACGATTTCGATGATCTTTCCAACAACTATTACATAGAAAATAGAAACGTAGTCGATGTAACCTTGTCCACTCCTGACCTGAAAGAGCTGCTCTATCGTCTGGTCTACTTTAATGTAGACCTCAAGTGAGAAGGATTATATCCATCTCGGGACAGATATCCTTCTCCGATAAATTAGTATTAGCGTCCTAATACTAATTTAGCATGAAATATTTTCTAGTTATATAAAATGTCCAACTTTAACATTGCATCCTCATCTCCTTGTTATAGTTACCCTTGTGTTGTAGCGGGCAATAATAACTCTTTTGTAAAGTTATCTGACAGACCCGGTCAGGTTCCCGTAGCCTATGTGAATGGACAATGTGCACAGGGTCTGCCTCAAGGTGATTTTGGAAACTTTGTTCCTTGTAACAACCAAGGAATATGTCCCTTGGATAACAAGCCTTGTTTTAATGCAAATACTTTTTACTAACACAAAGCTTGCCAAAATTAGTATTAGGACACTAATACTAATTTATCTATCCTTCTACTCATGAACCATTGGTATGTTCCTAGAAGAGCAATAAGCATAAACAGCCTTCATGCGTTCATAACCTATCCTACCCAAACCGGGAGAAGCGTGTCTATCTTTGCATGAAAAGCGCCCTTCCTGTGAATCGTTAAAGTGGACCAAGACTACACTGTCTGGATGCTTTTCTTCTAGAAAGGAGATAAAGTAGAGAGGATCGTAACCGGCAGCAAACACGTGACAAGTGTCTACACAAAGTTTAACCTTGTCCTTGTCTGGAAAGCGTGCATAAAACTCTGCCAGATCATCTACATCTGAAAGTATTTCCGAACCTTGTCGGGCAGAGGTTTCTAAAATTAGAGGACAGTGCTTGTTGGAAACCTCTAGTGCCTTTTTCATGTTCTCTTCCATGTTAAGTAAAGCCTCATGATAAGATTTATTCTTCTTGCTCTTACCACAATGTATGACACAACCTCGCAAACCGACAAAAGCACAGGCCTCTAGTTCTTCCTTCAGACTATCTATGGCCCAACTCTCATTACTGCAAAGATTATAAATGTACTTGCCATGACAAAAGACAGGTTCTTCAGGCAGGTTCTCTTTGATAGTTTCTAGTTCTGTCCGATTAATAACGCTTCTTCCTTGAGGGTTAGAGATGAAGATCTGTGAGGCGCGGTTAAAGGTCTTGAAGGCAGGTTGTAAAGCCACTTCCTTGAGCAGATGGTTACCGTAAGCAGAGACAAAAGGTCTGTTTCTAACTTCCCTATCATCCTCTCTCCAGGCCAGTTCACGAGCATAGACATCCAAAAACCTTTCTTCTGACCAGTGTGCAAGGTTCATCCAGAAACCATCCTCTTGTAGAGGAAAGAGCACTCCACAGGTCTCTACCAGTCTTCCCTCTTGTCTAAGTTGGGCGCACAGAGTAAAGATAGAGAGAAGAATCTCTTGCCAAGCCTTTGTGGGTGAGGTTGAGACAAAGAACATTACTAACCAAGGTCCGTAAAAGAAATAAGAAGGATCTTTTCCCCCTTCTACCTGTTCTGGGTTGGGAAAGGCCGCCTTGAGCCAAGTTCTCAATCTCCTCTTTAGAGGAGTCGATACAGAATCGGGCAAAGAGAGACCTGTAAGCTGCACATCAACCTCTTTATCCTCCAGAATGCCTTTACAAACCTGATAGAGAAGGAGAGAATACTTTTCTAATGCGCTAGCATCTTGTTTGGCTTGAGAGTAGAGCCAGTTTGGATATCTCTTGTTAGCCAGAGTAGGCATAACCTCTCTAATGTCCATCAACACACCCGTACGCAAAAGATAATCTACCTGCATAGAAAGTTACCCTCGCTATCATGGGGTCAAGAATTATAAAACCCAGTTAGGTTTTATAATTTATACTAGAGAGACAAACTCGTCTAGAACTTGGCTAAGGGATGTGACTATTTCAGAAGAGGAAGGCCTATTTTCCACCTCTGCACTCCAGCACTTTTTCATGAGCTTCTTACAACTTCTAGGACACTCGGGAGGAATGGGAGGTCTCTCTCCATTGAGGATGTCAAGAGAGACTTTCATGAAATTGCAACCCTTGTAAGGTTCTTTGCCTGTGAGAAGCTGCCACATGACCACGGCAAAAGAGTAGACATCTACCTTCTCGTCATACTTTTCTCCTCGAATAATCTCTGGTGCGGTCCAACAAGGAGTACCACAACGAGTCATGGTGGCTCCATCTTCCTTGATGCGAGCAAAGCCAAAGTCGGCAAGCTTGGCAATCAGTCTATCAGGATCTTTGGGGTCTGAATCTATGAGAATGTTTGAGGGTTTGATATCACGATGGATAACATCGTTATCATGAAGGTGCTTTAGACCGAGAGCTACTTGTCTGAGCAGATCGATCTTGGTTCTGAAAGACATCTTACCCACTCCTCCGTTAATAATATCCTTCAGAGAGCCAGAGGCCATAAACTCGGTCAAGATGCAGATGTTGGGATTCTTTAGACAAGAGCCTACAAAGGTAATAATGTTGGGATGTTGTAGTTGGGGTTGAGAGAGGAAAGCGACTTCTGCTCTAAACTCGAGCATGTTTCTCTCATCCATCTTTTGCTTTGTAAACCTCTTTACGGCCACGTGCACTCCCTTCCACCTACCTTCATATACTACTCCATAACTGCCCTGACCAACCTGCTTACCTAGGTTAATCTCATCATAGTTTATAATCCAGCGACAGAGGTTAGCACTGGCCAAAAAGTCATCCTCCTTATTCTTGGTTACTAGTTCTCCTCCCTCCTCCTCTCCGTAAGAAAAGACGCTAGCCTTTTCAAAGAAGCGGGCCTCTAGTCCTCTAACCTTGAGTTCAGACACTCTCTCCTGCTTTATATTTCCTAGAGTGTGTGACTCCACGTCGTAGGAAAGAGCGGAAAGGACAGAGTTGGTAACGAGCACCTGTCCTCCGTGAGCGATGGTGGTTAGATGAGCACAGGTGTCTACACAAGGGCCAAGATATTCGAAACGTCTAGTCATGGCATCCTGCATTATCTTGGCCGTTCCTCGGTGCACGGCCATGCGTAGACGCAGTCCTCTCCAGATGATTTCATCCTTGTAGTCGATTCCTTCCTCTGCCTTGTGATGTTGCAAGATGGACTCGGGCCAGTCTAGGGAGAGGAGAGCATTTTGCGTTTGCACACAAAACTCAACCGCGTCATCTGCATGGCTAAAGATGAGACAGAAGGAACCATCTCCCATGCTTCTACCTTTGGAGGAGAAGCTTTCATAGCCCGAGTGCTCCTTAACCATCTCTCTTACCAGATTGTTACAGAGTAGAGTAGCATCCTTCATAGCCTTGGGGTCATACTCCCAGAGTTGCATGGCTGAAGACACATCTGCAAAGACAATGGTAACTTCACCTGTAGGATGAGGATATTTCTTACTAAGAGAACCTTCCAACTTGGAAGATAGAGGTTCACTGCCGGAAGAGGAAGTGGTAGTTCCAGTCAGATTGGTACTGCTCGAGTCAGAGAAAAGAGAACAGACGCGAGTCATGATCTCTAGGAAAGTAGGTCTGAAGACTGGGTCCGCATTCCAGGCAGCAGTCATGAGGTCAAGGTAGTCCTGAGGAGTGTAGGTGGTCTCTTCCTTGCTCAAGGTTGGTCTAAGTCCATCGCGAATGACGGCTACAGCTACGGCCGCTCCTGAAAGTCCCTCGTAGGGCCTCCTTCTAGTTAACAACTCCCAGAGGATGATGCCGAAAGAGTACACGTCGGCCAAAACATAATCCACCTCTTTAGTTTCTGAGAGAACCTCTGGTGCGGCCCAATGAATGCTGAGTTCTAGTTTCTCATCGTCCTGTTTGATAAGATCCTCCTTAAACTTTGTCAGACCAAAATCGGAAACCTTTACGTTCCACTTGCTATCCAAGAGCAGGTTGAGCGACTTGAGGTCACGGTGCACAATGCCGGAGGAGTGCAGGAAATGCATGCCCTTGGCTGCTTGGTAGGCAATCTTGGCCTTGAGGATAAAAGGGATCTCAGCAATGAGCTCATTGTGCAGCAGGTCGTACAGAGAACCCAGAGACATAAACTCCATCACAATGCACATCTTGGGAGGCTTGGTGCAAGCAGCCATGAAGAGAACCACGTTAGGATGTCTAAGGGCGGTCATGACCTTGATCTCATCTCGAAAAGCCTTTTCTGCCTCCTTGTTCAAGTTAGAAGAGAGAATGGTCTTAACTGCCACCTCTGTCCCCTTCCAGAGAGCCTTGTTAACTTCACCAAAGCCTCCTCTACCCAGGTCTTCACCCATCTCCAGTTCGTCCATATCAATCTCCCAATCGTTATTTTCCTTGTTTCTTCTCAGGGTAAAGAAGAAGACTAGGAAGAGGATCAAGAAGAAGCAACAACACAAGACCAAGCCTGCAGGGAGAAGAGTAGCCAAGAGTATAGTTAGCAGATCGGAAGAAGAAGAGCTAGAGGCCTCTTCACAATACTCTCCCTCTCTACCTTGATAGCAATTACAAACTCCTTGACTACAGGTGCCTTGCTCGCTGCACAAGGTTCCCTGATAGACACAGGGAGCAATCTCACTAACTTGTACTCCTTGGAAAGTAAAGTTCTTTAGCGATTCTAGCATGTGCGCACGAAGAAGAGGATTATCATTGGTAATAAAGTAGCCTTGGGTTTGAGACACACTTACGGTAAGGTTATCTGTCTGAGTCCAGTAGATAAACTCGGCCAAGGCCTGGGCTTTACTGAAAACCTTCATGGTCTTTTGCCTGTAGACCATGGTTACAAACGAGACCAAAGGCCAACTCTCTCCGTCGTCGGGAACAGACAGATAAGAAGAAGAGGAGGAAGAGGAAGTTAGGTACTGGTTCACGGCCAAAGAGAGAGAGGAGGAACTAGGATGAACCACGCTCATCTGTCTCTTGTTAGAGACTTGTGCAAGAGAAGCCAACCTTACTACAGGAGTGCGAGAGAGAAGACGCACTCCAAAGTCGGGCCAGATGGCAAAAGAGCCTTCAGTGCTAACCAAAGCATTACCCACATCTTCCACAAAGGTTACAAAAGGCAGAACGGGAGAACTGCTCACACCCACTTCATCTGCAAACTCGCTCACTCGACTACTCAAGAACTGGGTAAAGAGCAGATTATAATCAGACTCTCCCAGCGAGGCCAAAACTTGTATGGTGCGGTTAGGAAGGAGGGAGTTTACCTTGTCCGAGTTGTAGGCCCGGATGGCACTAGAGTTCCAATTAGTAACCTTGCCCAGATAAATGTCAGAGATAGTCTGGTAGTCAAGGACGAGTGTCTCTCCTGCCAGAGAAGGCAGATGGAAAGCCGGTCCGATGATAAAGGCGGCCAAAGGCAAGTAAGCATAGTCTGAAGCAGCCTGTAAATAAGAGTCTTCCACTCCCGTGACGCTCACGCCAAAGTCACCACCATAGTTGAGTTGCAAATCCTTGCCTTCCTTGGAAGAAGAACTATAATACTTCATAGAATTTACACCCGACTCCCACAGACGAGACCAAGAAGTGGCTGCCGAAGTGGAAGGACCAAAGGCTACCAGGTACTGCTTGTTAATAACCTTTTCTTCGTTACAAAAGATGGTATAAATACCATCGATAGAAAACCTTTGCAAGGTCTTGTCTAGAGGATAGTATTTAGAGTCTTGAATGGTCTGCTTTGTGGCATCGTTAGTGTAGATCCAAACTACAAAGTCTAGCAACTCGGTAGAACGAGTACAGTCAGGCAAAGTTACATTCGAACCCATGATAATGTAGGTGATAAAAGACAGAGGCCAAGAGTCTTCTCCCCCTCCATCCATAATGTCTAGAGCCATCTCTCCCCGTGCATAGACCTCTTTAAAATCGGCCATGGCTGAAGAGACCGATTCCAAGCTAGGCTGTACCAGGTTGCCTGCCTTATTATACATGTTAAAGTAAGAGACGTCCTGCGTAGTCTGATCAAAGATGTCTGCATAGTTTACATAACTTAACGAGTAAGTATTATTTTTAACCCAGGCCCACCTCTTTTGGGAAGAGTCGCCAGCTATGACTCCCCTTCCCTGAAGGGCGCCACCAAAGGTTCTTCCCGTTTCGTTATACCTCTGACCGAAAAGAGGGTCGAAACTGGAAAGAGCCTGTATCAGACCACCAGAGAGAGAAACCCGGCTCTCTTCCATATAGCCCAGTATTATCTCTTGTGCCGGAAGAGAGGCCTGCGGGTTGAGAGCCACTAGAATAGGATCGTTCCAAGAGGTAATGTTGCCCAGATAGATCAGGGCCAGCGCCTCACGAGTTATGTTTAGGTGAGCGCCCAGACCAGAGTCTGTATCACCCAGACCTGGCAAGTTGTAAGCTATGGTCATAGCCTGACCAGCAATGGGAAACTGTACCACCTGAAAAGCTTCCGCAATGTAGGCTTGCAAACCTCTATCCACCATGTTAAAGTCTGTAAGGGTTACTTGAGTTAGCATGATGTCGATGGCCACAGACTCGTAAGTTATCTCTACCGCATCGTTACTAAACCTGTAACCTTCGATGAGTTGAGCAGCAAGAGAAGCGGCCGACTCACTCCCAGTTGCTGACAACCTGGCCCCAGACTGTCCAAAGACGGGAGAAGCGCAGAGAAGCAAAAGGAAGAAGATGGCAGGGTTATGCATTTTGTGAATTGGAACCCAGTGCTTTTCTCAGTACACCTTAAAAATATAAGTGGTGTTTAAATTATATGACACGTGGGTAAAGAGGAACTACTCTAGATTTCTTCTAAATTAATAAAAGAGTGTTATGTCTAGTTTCTAACCTAGATTACAGGGAAATAAGTAACTTGTTAGTTACTTATTTTTAGATTAGCCTAATCTTAATTCGAGGAAACTTTCTCCCGATACATGTTTCTAGTCTAGAGTCTTGAACTCCAAGATAGCCCTTTTCTATGCTGATGGTAGAGTCTTTCTCCTCCATATGTCCTATCCAAGAGATAAGTTTGCTTTCATCCCAAGGCCACACTCCTGCCACCCTCAAAGAAAAGCTTTCTCTAGGTGGAAGTAGATGAACGTGCTCTGGCTTAAAATTATTTACAATGGCTACATAGTCTCTCTCCATACCTGTATAAAATCTTGTACTCTCGATACAGGTGTAGGCTCTTTCAATGTCTCGATCCTTACTAACCATAGTTACAGCCTTGCTAAAAAAGTTTCTGGTAATCTTACACCTGCGCAAGAGTATAATATTAGGCAAGTGTTCAGAGGTTAGACTTTGCAGATCTGCATTAGCAATAACTACCAAGTTGGAAAAGCCATTACCAGAAAGAACAGGACTCTGAAAATAGTCAAAGCTCAGACTGCGCAGGTTTTGTACAAAGGGAGGAGAGAGAATAACCTGGCACTGTTCCAGGTTAACCTCACCCATGTACAGTTGTTCCACCTCCATGGAAGGAAGAAAGCTGTCTTCCTTGATCTCAAAGCTACGAAAGACTAGTCTTTTTATCTTTCTAAATCTAACCTTGGGCAAAGAACGCGCTTTACTCTTTTCTATATAGCCTTGTATCTCGAGAGTGTCAAGGTAATCACCAGAGACGGTAAGGTTAGCATCTCCAGAGTTGTAAAACTTTAGTCTTTTAATCTTCTTTGGCACAGTTAGGTCTTTGGTTAGTGGCTTTCTAAGAGTCATGCAGTTGCTAATCTGGGTAAAGTAAGGAGATAGAGCCTGTAGTGTCTCATGGGGGTAGTCTATAGGAGTACCAATGCCTGTACAAATATCGTGAAACATTCTACACACGGAACGCATAGAGACAAACTCTTTCACATCCTCAGACACGTCCGTATATTCTAGAATCACGGTCCAAACCTCGGGAGGAAATTCCATGATTTATTTTACATGTATCTTTCAGATGAGTAACCCGGAGAGTTACTTATCTGAAAGACTAGTTCTTCTCTATCCACTGCCGTATCTCAGGATAAGACTGGGCACACCAGAGACAGACAGCTTTGTCCCAAGGACAATTCATGGAACGAGCCCATTGAAGCACCTCTAGATGACCCTTATGAGCAGCGTTAGAACACGTTCCTTCATTCCAAGGACAACCTTGTGAACGAGCCCATTGTAAGACTTGTAAATGTCCAGCAAGAGCAGCATTGGAACATGTTTTTTCATCCCAAGGACAACCTTGTGAACGAGCCCATTGTAAGATTTTTAAACGACCACTCCTTGCTATGTAAGAACATGTTTTTTCATCCCAAGGACAACCTTGTGAACGAACCCATTGAAGCACCTCTAAATGTCCACTGAAGGCAGCATTGGAGCATGTCTCTTCGTCCCAGGAACAACCATTAGCTCTAGCCCATTGCAAGACTTCCAAATAACCATTGTGTGCAGCACGTTTACAAACCTCTCTTGTGTTGTGACCTTCACCCGCTGCCCATTTCAGAATTTCCAACTTTCCTTCTCCGGCTGCCCTTGCACATATGTTACCCTCTATAAATTTCTTATTTTCCCGCAAGAGATAAAGAAGATTCATACGAAAAGCTGCCTTAGCCAATCTTCTAGAGGGAGAAAAGTTTAACTTCTTTCCATCTGCTAACAAAGTATCAACGTAAAGTAAAGGATGAACCCTCTCAAGCATGTCTCTAAATTCTCTACATACCTGTCCATTAAGAAAGTTGTGGCCTCCAGAAAAGGAGAAGATGGTCTCGTAAACGGCCTGCATAAGAATATATTATCGGGTGATAATATATTCACACATTGGTGATCTTAATCCAGGAAAGTTGCTTTCTAGTTCTCTTCTCTAGGATGTTTCTCTTTACACCAAAGTAACCCCTGTTTATCTCCAGGCTAGAGTTTTTCTTCTCATCAGTGTACCTCATCCAACCTACCAGTCTACCCACATGTTCATCCCTTATTCCATCCACGATGATAGAAAAGCTCTCTTTGGGTAGAAGATGCACGTTTCGTATGTCGAAATTACAGAGAGGTATAACATAGTATCTTTTCATCTCAGCATAGAACCTGTCTTCCTCAATGCAGTGATAGTATTCACCAGTCTCACGATCTTTACTCAGCACCGAACAAGGTTTGTTAAAGAAGCTCTTTCTTAACTTGCATTGTTCCAACAACATAACCTTTGGAAGGTGATCCAGGGTTAGATCTTTGAGATTGGCACTGGCAATGATAACCAGGTTACTAAAGAGGTTGGCTGTAAGTCGGGGACACTGAAAGTAAGAAAAGCGCAACTTTCTTAGGTTTTGGGCAAAGGCTGAAGCAAAGAGAACGGCACACACTTGCACATCACACCTGTCTATCCATAGATCCTCCACGAACATGGAGGAGAGAAAAGTATCCTCGGTCATCTTGAAATCTCCCAGACGTATTCTTGTTATCTTTCTAAATCGTAGTTTTGGAAGAAAGCAAGGATGTTTTCTATCGTCGATAAACCCTGTTACTTCTAAATAATCCAAATAGTCACCGCCGATAGTTAAGTTGGGATCGCCAGAGTTTACAAACTTTAACCTTCTTATTCTCTCTGGTACTACAAGATCCTTGGTTAGAGGTTTCTTAAGAGACATGTAGTTGCTAGTTTGAGCAAAGACAGGAGATAGAGCTTGCATGGTTTCATAAGAACGGTCTATAGGAGCACCAACCTTTACACAAAGATCACAAAACATCCTGCACACAGAACGCATGGAAGTAAATTCCTTCACATCCCTAGGCACATTCGTGTATTCCAGAATATTAAGCCAAACTTCGGGAGGAAATTCCATAATTTATCTTGTACGTGTCTTTCAGATAATAAGTAACTAGCTAGTTACTTATTATGGTTCTTACCTTATGTTGCAAGAAGTGTGATCAGCGATCATCCTCCTTACATGTCGTTAGTTTGGTATACATTGCATACCAACCTCACATGTCGTTAGTTTGGTATACATTGCATACCAACCTCACATGTCGTTAGAAGGGTGATCGCTGATCAACCTTCTTACTGTCGTTAGCTAGATGGTCCTGACCATCAACCTTCTTACTGTCGTTAGCTTATCTTGCGAAGCAAGATAACCTTACTGGTGCCTAGCAGAGAGACGCTGTTCCTTCTCTTGACCCTCTTGAGTGGTCTGCGTGGTTCCAGCTACGGGACAAGTCCAGGTTACTACGGCACGACAGTTCTCCTTTCCAGGATTACGAATGGGCCAAGGCTTCTGGATACCATCGGGACCATCAGAGTAAGAAAGAACACCAGCAGCTTGTCCAAACCTAACTCGACCATCAAGGAACTCGAGCCACTCTACAAACTGGCCATCACGAACCACACCTTTACAAATGTCGTTTACTACTGCACGAGGACCTCCAATAGTAGTAGAGTCAAACTTCCAGTTTAGATAAACGATACCTGTCTTTTCGTTAATAACAATGCCATCTCGAGGAATGGTAATTAGAGTGTTATTCTCAGTAGTTTGCACAAAGACATCGAAATCTAGCAAAGTCTGTTGATAGTTTAGAGTTTGGCTAGGGTAAGCAAAGATGACACGCGGGGATAGAACTTCGATGAGAAGATCTTTACGGTGTTCACCCCAGGCACGAGCGTGAGTGAGAACCAGATTGCGAATCTTTCTTTGACACTTTGTTAGTTTGTAGCTCTCTCCCCCATAAATTACGTTTGTGCCATAATAAGCACCTTCTCCACAACCACAAGATTGCTGTGAAACTTGCATTTTTAGGGGATCTAAATTTTAATTTACAGAGTTTTTTTAGATACTACCCATGGATAAACTAGCCCAATCGATAGAAAGAAGGCGTTCAACGCATAAGTTTGTTAAGTTGCTTCTTAACAAACCTTTACCCAAATTTCTTTGTAGAAAACTTTCTATACAAAACCATCGGTTGTGGTTTGTAGAAGAGGTACCTTCAGGTCTGAACTGGCTCTAACCTCGAGAGCAAAGGTTACCATTGGTTTAGTTTGGTACCAAAGGTTCTCTTGAGAGCAAAGGTTACCATTGGTTTAGTTTGGTACCAAAGGTTCTCTTGAGAGCAAAGGTTACCATTGGTTTAGTTTGGTACCAAAGGTTT